TCCATACGGAAGAAACGTAATCATCGCCCGATGCGAAAAGTGGTCCGCGCCAAAACGGGTCATGCTGTGAATGTTTATAACTACTCATGCTCTTAATTATGAGAACAGTGCAATATATTACCCGAGGACTTACGGCTCCCCTATATATTTGTTAGAACATCCAGATAAAGATGTTTCTGATAATCGACTCAGTCCAGTATATTTATTCATCAGTATAACATCCACCTCGCCAATAACATCATCTGGCATCACAATAGATACAGTGCCGTCGCCATTATAATAATGACTATCTAATTTGATCCCATCAAAAGCTGGGTTGTCGGCACTCAAAGAAGCACTACCGCCAAACGGATCATATGCGGTGACGGGGAATACATCAGAATATCGTGGGGTGATGAAAATGGAGTCGATATTCTCCATGCTCTCACCCTGAAGGTCGATTATCGTCCGTCCACCACCCCACAAATCATAACTAAACCAATCATGATTCTCATCCCAGTCTTCCCCGTCTTCGATCATATCATAACACGACTCCCACCAACTATGGATCGATGGTTGTGCTTTCAGTGTGACCGTATCTGGTTGCTCCATATTGGGCTTCCGATACCAACCACAATCCAACTCCTCCACATACCCGAGATTATATTCGATCTTCTTGATCAACCCAACTTCTCCATAATCGGCTCTATAATACCACCCTTCCAGTGTCAGTCCGAGGTTGGCAATGTATCGAATTTTTGACTTGGAGTCAGTATCCGTGGGTAAATCCATACTAACCGACCCATCCCATGTTACCTTCGATATCACCTCTTTATCCGTGTGGGGCTCCCTCCATGATAACTGTATATAAGGGTTAAATACTGATAGATAGTGGGCTAGAATCTCTTCCAGATCGCTCCCCTTTGTAGTCACAATCGCTAAATTAAAATCCATATTCACTGGGACAGGTTTCCGATTAACATGGAGTTTATCATTACCCTGCCACCCCCGATCCACCATGTCGGCTTTCTTCCCCTCGTTCCTACTATCATCTAGCGACATACCAGTCATGGTGACTGACATACACGGTAACACAATCTGTTTATTGAACTGCACGGCCTCATGGACCTGTCGTGTTTTGTGTCCGTATTTCAGGGGAACTGCAATTGTTTGGAGTATATTACCCCTGACACCACGGGCATCATATTCATACCGACGAATGCGACACCCATCAAGTGCCGAAAGGAGATGGATCTTCAATGTTGACAATTCGGAATTCGACGGAATATGATTCATGCCTTTAATTATGTGCGGGGATAATTAAAGGCATGCCCGTGACATCCACACCAACTTTCGCCCCATCTAATGACAACCTGAAAAGTAGTGGTAAATCATTCATGGATAACTTGATTGGGTGTCACCCAATGGGTATCCTAGAGCAGAGTGGGGTAATGTTAGAAAAATTACTGGGAATTGACCTACTATATTATCGCCAAAATTTTGACCCAAAAAAAGCACACCCCATATACGGAGATGAGACCTCGGAATTTTTGGATCCATATCTGATTCGGGGTCTTGTGCAGATGAATACGGACAATACTCTTCTTTCTCAGTTTGGTATTGAGGCCGAAAATGATATTGATATTCAAATAACTTATAGTGGATGGGAAACAATTTTTGGTAGTGGTGTCAAACCACAGGCGGGTGATATGTTCGAAGTAAAGGACCTTCTATGTAATCGACCTGATGGATTCACTAAATCATTATATGTGGTCACGTCGCAGGGTGATGACACACAGTTCGACGTATCCAAACGATGGAAAATAGCAGGAAAACGTGCCGATTATTCATTCCTCCCCAACCAACCTCGGGAAAAGAGCGGTTCCCCATTATTCGCCAGTAAATTCGTTGGGGTGGTTGACAATAAAACTCTTGAGCCTATCATCGATGAGGGGTTTGAGAATCCAATAGAGCGCGATATTGACGATATTGCTGAAGATAACTTCAAAAACGAAAATAGTAATGTGTATGGAGGTGGTTATTACATAGACGAAGATGATATGTAAGCGAATATATCACCTACATAGTTCGAATACAATGGAGAACTGCATTCACTATATACTGTTCCTTGTCATGTCGCGGTAACCTAACTAGAGATTCTTCCAAGTTATCGAGTGGTTGCGCTAGAAATCCTCCATCACTCCCAATGATCCACTCCCGCTGTTCCAAAAGAGGATCAACAATTGCAGACGAAACGCTCGGATCCTGAACAGTGTCATAACACACAATTCGCATATACCTAACATAGTCCGCCTCACCACCATGGTTTTCGTCGATTTGACCAAGGGCTCGACTGGACTTTCCGACCATACCACCACCATCAATAAGAGCGCGTTGGATACGCCCCATCGGGGTGTCTAGGACGACTGCCTTTCCATAAACAGTTCCATCATTTTCCATGCGCAGACTAACAGTTCGGTCACAAGCTCGCTCGAGATCAACGTCGGGGGTCGACGGATGGTTAAGTTCATTGAAAGCTCTTTTGGTTTTTACGAATTCTTCGTTATAACGGCCAATGTCGGTATGCATTTCGGTTGGGTCATAAATTCGTCCATTCTTATTTTTTTTACCTGCTTCACCAAAAATACCCTCGACATACATCCGCTTGGGTTCCCCTGTGTTTGTCTGTTCTTCAAACGTTTCGAGAATGTTGTTGTTGGTTCCCACCAAAAGTTTAAATGCGCTATTAGCCATAACTCTAATTATGCGTTTTGTTTTAATTTAGGAAAATGGTTGCTTTATCGGGTGGTCATCATAATTAAATCCATGGCAAATAATAGTTTAAACCCTCTTTCATGGTTCTCAAGTCAGAGCAAGTCCAAGAACCCAAACCGAGAAGAGGATATTAGTAAGGCGATCAGAAAAGCTGTTGTCATGGACGAACTTGGGGACACTAGGTCGCGGGAGACTGATAGGCTTGCGGTGTCAACCATTGACGCTCCGTGGAAGGATGATAAGGAGCAGGGGGGAATTATGGGGGCATGGCAAAATACTGGATTCCGTCATTATATGGCATTCAACTTCAATCGGGATAAGGTGGCTCGGGTAGCAGACTACCGCTCACTGGCAAAAGAAGAGAAAATCGATGCCTGTCTACACGAACTAACAATTTCATGTCTCGCCTCTCATGATGGGGTGGAGATGGTTGAAGCCAAACTGGGCGGTGATTATGCGGACAAAACAAAGCAGATCATCGACGAGGAGTTACGTTATGTTATTAATCTTTTCAGGTTTGAAGAAAGGGGACAGGAATATTTTAAGGAGTTCCTAACATGTGGTGAGTTGGTATTTGAAAATGTGTTTTCGGTGATGAAGCCAGAACTTGGGATTCTGGACATCAAAGCTATTCCACCTGAGAATATGGACCCCATTTACCGAAATCAGTATAATGAAGAGATCGAGGCCTTTATTTTAAGAAAACCCAATAACCAACTTGGGGATCAAGGTAATCGATATTTCCAACAAACGCGATCACAGAAACATACACAGACGTTTGACACAATACCACTTGCAAGTAGCCAAGTTACTTATTGCAACTCGGGTGAATGGGATGACACCCTGAGTATGAGCATACCCTATATTACGAGGGGTCAAGATGCCCAGAAGAAATTGACGCTGATCGAAGATTCAATTATTATTAATGCAATGGTTAATGCCCCAGAGCGGCTACTATGGAATATCCCAACGGGTAATATGGATTCTGCGTCACAAGCGCGATACATGCGAAACATCATCAACTCCCATAAGAGCAAGAAAGGAACAGACCAGAACGGTAATATTCTCGACAAATATGATCCAATTAGTATTACCGAGGATTTTTACATACCAGTTGGTTCGGATGGGGTATCAGCCACCGTTAGTCGCATGGCTGGTAGTTCTGCCTTCGGTAGTGGCTTTAATGGTATGTTGGACTATTTTCATGCTAAGGTATATGAGGATATGCACGTGCCGATTTCTAGGTTAAACCCAGAGACGGCTGGAACCGACGGAACCACGATCACAATGCAGGAACTGGCTTTTGCTGAACGTATCATCGCTATTCAGAAAAAAGTTGCCGCTGCCATCAAGAAAACATTAATTGTTCATCTGAAGCTCAAGGGGTTAAAACTTCATCACGAAAGTTGTGCTGGTGGTATTTTACTCGAACGGAGTGATATGCATATGAGTTCTATTACTGACGAATTGTTATTCGAAAAACATATAGAGCTGGTAGAGCGTGACTATTACTCAGGTCAACTAGTCGAACAATGTATCACCGAAAATAATACCACACTATTACATGAAATCGGCACAAGTTACTGGGATCAATATGAATTAAATGAATATGATATCAAAGTGGTGTTTAGTTTACCAACGTCATTCATGGCCCTTCGTGACCAACAGCAATTTGACCTCAAGTGGACAAACTTCAACACCATGGCGGGCAGTGGTTTCTTCTCCGTATTTCTTTTAGCCAAGGAACACTTAGGCATGACCGACGATGAAATACTCCGTCATGTTGAGTGGAAGAAAAAGGAGGCCGAGAAAAACTGGGAGCTGGGGCAGATCGAAGAAGGTGGCCCAGAATTCCGAGAAGCTCAAGCCGAAGCTCTTGGTGCTGACATTGGTGGTGATATGGGAAGTGCTCTTGGTGGTGATATGGGGGGAACACCCGACTTTGGTGGTGGTGATATGGACGGCATCGACGGGGATGAAGAAGCACCACTCCCGTCGTCGGATAGTGGTGCTGAGTTGGATGATTTAGAAGAAATCCCCGATGAGCCAGAGAGGTAGATCTAAACGAATATGAAACACCTCGCACTAGCACGAGTTACCCCAACATAGAGATGTTGTAAAACCTCTCTCTTTTTGGGGTTCTTCATTATGTCCCTAGCAATAATAATGATATTATCATATGTGCTCCCCTGTGATTTGTATGTGGTTAAACACGGGGCATATTTCAGTCGGGCAAATCGTTTATCCAATTTATAGTAAATCACCCACTTATCACGTGAGGCTTTCCCCCTCTTCATTCTTAGTGCGTTCTTCTTTAGACGCTCCAAATGTGCTTCATACGCGACATAGCTGTCTTCGTGGACTATCTCTATCTGTGAGACCCGTCCCGTGTATAGATTTTTAATCTGCGCAATATAACAGTCATACATCTCACCATGAGCCATCCGTGGCTCAATCGTATAATCCTGAATAATCAATTCCTCGTTTGTCTGATACTCAATCTGGGAACCATCCGTGGTAAAAATCGGCTTATCTACGATAACCTTATCACCAGTAACATATTTTGGGAGATACATCACCCCACCCTTATAAAAAGGATATTCTTCCTTTACCTTTTGGATCAGATCATCACCATGGAATCCATCTGCTTTGAATTTTTCAACCGATTCTTTGATCTTCTCTTTATAGATCATTTTCCGAATCTGTGTATTTAGCCCATTAACGGTGTTATTTGTCCATGCAACGACTCGACAGTGATTTGGGTCTGCATCATACTTACCCCCCGTGAATAGCTTCTCAAGGACGGCCTTGTAGTCTTTCTGATGAACTACCATCACACCATGTCCATCATCATTCACTTGAGTGACTGGTCGGAACGTCCCCTCGCGAATCTCCTTGCTCAATTTGATAATAGGGTTTGTTCCTTTTTGGCGGACAATCTCGGTTAAACTCGAGTGCCCAATGTTATTACTCTTACGGCGGTCTTCGTCCATTGGCGCAGATGACTTGTGGTGAACGGGGGGTAACTGCTTTCCATCACCAACAAAAATGATCTTCAAAAATGGGTTGATCTCGATCTCCTCTAGGAGGAACGCAAACAACTTATCATCAAGCATGGACGCCTCATCGATGATGATGAGGTCATAGTCACCGACTTTATTGGGGTTCTTCCGATCTTTAACGAATGTCTCAACCCCGCCATCAGTCACAATTGGTTTTAATCCCAGCAAACTATGAACCGTTAAATACGCGAGATTCTCCTCACTCTCAAAGTCTGCCATGTGGACAAGCACCCGAAGCGCTTTGTGGGTGGGACAAGCAATACATATACGTGTTCCGTATCGAGCAATCTGTTCCTCCACGAACATGTTTACTGAAAAGCTTTTCCCAACGCCCGCGTATCCCTCGAAACAAAATAGTTGTTCCCCGCCTTTAATGAAATCCGTTAAGCGTTGATATGCATCTTTCTGTCCCCCAATAAGTAGTTCGGTGTCTGGTAATTTCGGCTGTCTTAACCGTCTATTTTCAATCATGCCCAATTATAGCACCATTTTAGTGACGAACAACCATTAAAATAAAAAAAACACGATGAAGTTATAATTAAAGATATGAGCAAATCAATTTTTGAGCCATCCGTAGTGGAAAACCTATCCAGTGTGTTCAGCGAAATGACCACACAAACACAGCCAACTAAGACTAAACCGTCCAAGCGGGTTGTCCGAGAAAGTGTTGAATCCAACAAAGGGGTCACTCCTGCCGTCGCGACCATTGTTAAAGAAAAGAGTGTCAAGACTCTATCTTCGTTTAATGCGGTGTTCAACGCTGTGATTGGCGAGTCTGATGAATTCGACGATATTGATATGGATGTAGACGTTGATGTAGAAGATGGGGTCGGTGAAGGGGAAATGGTTGAGATCCCTCGCGCATTGTTGGATGAGTTGATCACCTACCTCGAAGATCCTATGGGTGATGATGAAGAATCTGACGTTGATGATTTTGATATGGATCTCCCAGAAGAAAAGATTCAGGTGTCCAAACTCACCACTAAAGGGGGTTCGACTGTATCTGGTTCAGTCATAGCAAATGATAACACTAAACAGAGTGCTAAAAAATCAGGAAGTGCCTGTGGTAAGAAAGTCCGTGATGGTAAAGCGTCGCTACTAAATCGACTCTATTCATTTAAAGTATCTGGTAGTCCCACGGCTAAGGTCAAAATGGTCGTCGGACAAAAAGCACTAGTCAAGTAGACCATTACTATTATATTTAAACTCCATGGTATGTCAATATCATGGAGTTTTTGCGTCTACTTATCCATAAATTCAATTTTCTGCTGGGCCGTCATGTCGCGAATGTTATCCCTAAAAAACACCCAGAAATTATTAATCTCTGTTGGGTTGGTCACGGGGAAGATCCTAATCATGTGTAATGATTCACATGCGGAGTTTCGATATTCCTGTCGGAATAAATCCCAGTAGGTCACTAGATTGTGGGCTTCTTGGTTCAGTGAGTTCATGGCTGATGGGGGTCGAAAATTCAACACCTTTACGCCAAATTCGGACATCAATACCGCTGGTGAATTTGTAGCAAGGGCGCGGCGGGTAAGCATCGCCCCACTCTTTGGAACCCTACGAACCCATTTCATTTCAATAACACTGTTTTTGAGGGAAGTATCAAGTAAACTTCTATTAATAGCCATGACATTAATTATTCATGATACTATCAACGGCATCGGAAAAATTGGCATTTTCTAGATATTCGGCGGCACGCGCACTAGACACGTCAAACACGGTCATTACCCATTTAATACTCTCATCGGACGCGTGGACACTTTCTACCTTCGGTGCTTTATTATAGCTACTGAATATTCGTCTCGCATCATAACGCGTCTTCGGGAGTATTGACTGTAATACCGACACCTTGGTGTTATTTGACCTTTCATGCCAAAAAGAGTTATTTACCGTCGTGTTGAGCATTTTAGCAAATGCCCTGTTATTGTAAGACAAAAACCGTATAACAGGAAACATCGGAAATGTTTCATAGTATATTGGTGCTGTCTTATGGGTTATTATATCCTCGAGGTATTTGCTTAGACTCATTATCGTTTTGTTCTTTCTCTTTTCGCTTCTCGTCATCCAGTGTATCCCAAATAGGAGCATCTCTGAATGTTTCCCATTTTACGGCATCTTCGGGTTTTCTACCTTTTCCATTTTGTGACATAATATTATTTAGTAAAATCTCCATATGCTTTGACGAATTCATAATGACTGTCCAGCCACGAATCATCCATTTCGCCCATACCTTTATGGACTACGAAGATATCCCATGTGGTCAACCCAAGACCATATTTATATGCTCGGAGTGATGCACTGAGATCATAGTGATGAAATTTGAACCGTTCGTCAAATGTAAACTCTTTCTCCAAACAGGCATCAATGTCAAACGACATAAATAATCCATCAAGTAGGATCATTTGTGCTGGAACTGGACCAAAACTAGTTGACCATGTCTCACCATCTTTCTGGTGTGCTACGAATCCTGACTGGTGTGGTGCTACACCCCACCCATCACTATCAAAACGTGACAGGGTGTGCCATGCCGTTCGGTGATTACGATCAAATGGTAACATGATATCGGTCGCCCCCGCCAGCCCGACCATACCATAGTCTTTATGTGCCATTTGTAGCTTATTAAACATATCGTTATCAAACAACGTGAGGTCATCGTGTATGAAGCACACATAATACCCCTCATACCGACTATCAATGTATGTATTATACACCTCGGGGAGTCCTTTAGTGTTATCAGCATTAATCTGGATTGAGACTTGATCTGGATTCTGGTTGGCCACTCGCCTCACCGAGGCATACTCATCAGATGCTTTATATTCATCCAATGACTTTGGTGTGGTGACCACAATTATGAGGTCACGTGTATCTTCTTCTGGTGCTTTTGGGTCGATCATACACAGATTTTACCACGATTTGGTATTTATGCAAGCGTAAACGATAATTAAAGTCATGAGCAAATTCATTAAAGAACTTTTTACGAAACAACTCCTTTCTGAAGAAGACGGTGTTTATAGAGATCGCAGCAGACGATTCCCAGATTCATCCGAATCGGATTTTGATGGGGGTCTCGATGATGGGACGGATTCGTCTGAATACGGAACCGAGGGACTTGGATTCGATGTGAGTGAGACCGAAGAAAAGAACTTCGCTACCGTGTATGCTAAAGTTGATCAGATCGAATCAATGATGAAAGAACTAGTGGATCCAAAGAATCAAGAGAACTTGACTCGCCAGTTGGCTAACTTCGATCGTAATGACTCCATCGGCAAAGGACTTTTGGATAAACTATCACGCCCAATCCTAAAATCAGTCGATAGCCTCGGTTCGGTTAAAAACATGCTCGACCAAGTGGCGTCTGCCGAGCCATCACTCCAGCGTAAGATCGACGCAATCACTAGTCAGAATCAGGGCTAAAGTAGCTCGTCTGGCCTGAGCTATTCCGCTTATCCATTATTATCTTAATAGCATCCTTGCCTGTATACACATGGGCAAGGATGTTTTCCGTTGGGATTTCATCTACTTCCTCCCTCATCGCATATTCATTAAAATCCTTACATTTTTCGAATTTACCACCCCATAGGAACACTTTTTTATTGCTTTTGGCATATTCGATGTAAAGTTCGAATACCTCGGGATTATCAAAATCATTGTCGAGGCAATATACCATATCAAAAAATACGTCATATGAATCTAAAATCGCCTTCTGTGCGGCATTATATTTAATCCCACCGCCACCAATGGCATTTTCAACGAAAAAACAGTCCAGCGGACCCTCAAGCACAAAGATGTGTGGCAGTGAGTGGTTGATGGTATTAAGCCCGAAAAATATCTTCTTCCCATTGAGGCACGACATATACTTGCCCGCTTCATTGTGTTTGAATGTCTGCGCCCTTGATTGGAAGAATTGTAACACACCAGATTCATCATAAAACGGAATAATGATTCGATCTTTATGCACGAAATCACCCAGTGAAAGAAACAGATCCACTCGAAACTTAGCGGTGTCCAGTCGTCTGGATCGAATGATCTGGATGGCTGACGTGATCGACCATTCATCATAAAACGCCACTTGCCCTTTATTCGTTAAGTTTATCACGTCCAATGGTAGTCGGGGCGCGGGTTTTACGTATTCTTCACGTATATTAATGAATGTCTTGGATGACGAAAACACTTCACCCTCTTCGGCTCTTATCATGTTCCCAACTTCGTGATATGATATGTTCAGTGCCTTCATAATGAAGCCTACCTTGTTTAAGCACAAACCACAATTATAACACACGGTGATCCCCTTATCGGGATAAAAAAATAAACGTTTTTTACGACCTAATGAATTTCCCTCATCACAAAACCGACACCCCCCATTTAACCGACCATCCCCGCTACGAGTAGCATCAGGGACGAACTCCATAAACTTATCTTCAAAGAAATGATCTGGGACGTGAAAGCTCATGCACAAATGATATAGATTTAGTAATTAAAGTCAAGCACTTATGAAAAAATTTGATATAGTAATAAACGAGATATTCGAAACGATCACAAAACGTGGTGATCTGATGGGTGATACTATGCCCCAACTACCGTCATACAAACAAAAGCCGAATGATGGGGTTGGTGCTAAATATAGTGCAAACGACCAAGGGAAAATCGCGGGAAAATATCGGAAGGGGGTCGATAATGTTGAAGGTTCTATGGTATCAGATCGGGATCGGGCTGCTGGGACCGAGAAGGGTCAGCTCAAAACACAGATGGATGGCGGTGGAAAAATACAGAAGGTGGTGATGAGTCAAATGCGATTTAATCGTCTACTGAACCAATCGGGTGAGCGGTCCATCGATCTTTCCGATGGTCAGGAAAAAATTGTTAACAGTAAGGATGGAGAACTGACCGTAACACTTTTGGGTGATGGGCGCGTTAGTCTGGTGCGACGTCCATAATAGTGTGCTTCAGAATATAATACTCCACACGCTCCTTCGTTAAGTCAAACCACTGACGGTGCGTTGGGATGTATGGTATTTTCTGTAGATTGACCATTGCTCCCATAAACCCGTTCGTCCGCAAACCTTGCTCGCGGTGGAACACATGAGTGGCCGTAGAGTAAATACCTTGCTGTATGTCCGCCAGTGGGTATGTCGTTAATTTATTGCTATCTGGGGTTAGGTTATCATCTAATATTATCATATCAACTATGAGGTGTTCGGGATTACCCCCATCGGTAGATATGGCAAATATATGCTCGCCCGCAGTGATATTGTCGTCGGGATCAATCAATTCACCCACATTGCGATTAGACATTATGACCGATATATCATCATGACCGAATATGATACTTGGATTAATTGACCCAAACTTCATCACCATTTCGAGATCTTGCGGTGAATTATCACCAAACCCACTATAACTAACACCGACCTGTTCTCCCATATAATCAACCATGGCAATATCCGCCGTCTCGATCATTGATATGTTTTCTGCGAGGTTTAGTGTTCTCTCGGTCATATGGGTGGTTAGTGTATTTTCAAATATAGTAGATAATAATTCGGACGTTACTGAGTATGGGTTTGAGAACAGTATCCCGTTCCCATCATGGTTAACGGGATCAAAGGGCTTGAGGTAGTCAAGATAGGTAGTTCCCGCATTATTGATTTCGATTGGAAAGGGATCCTCGAAAGCGTGAAACTTATACTCGATAGTTGATCCATTATATTCAACTCCATCCACTATGGCAGTTATATCAAACACACTCTTCTTCATAGTATGTGTGGGTATCCATATTTCCCCCCCACAGTCATCGATAACCGTGTTATATTTACCCCCCTCGACATTAATGACTATCTTAATGAGAAAACAAGATATCTCGCCATCATCCCAACTACATTCACCTAATGTTGGTGGTGAGATATATTCTACGTCATATTCATCGTCATTTAAATACGGAATCGTCACCACGACCGACTCGGGGGTTACCCCTATGATGGGTGTTTTATTAGTAACTGTCCCCGACAAGAGTTGAACCATTAGCTCATACTCCACGCCTGTCCAAAATGACTCAAATTGACTATTACCGTGGGTGGGTTTTAGATCTAAAAACTCCACACCCAATCCTACTTTAGTGTGAGTCACAGTTGATTTAATATTTGAGTTGATCATTTTTAGAGTATTGGGGTTTGTGCATCAATGTCAGTTAAATTCACGATCTGAATGTCCATTTCATCAAGAACGGATTCGCGTTCAACGACGCCGCGTAATATCCTATCGTCATCGACCGTTGGATCCTGATAGCTACCACTCTTCGAATATTTCGTAAGAAATACACTCTCGACATTATGTAAGAACCCAATCGTGCTCCCCTTCGCGCTCACACTGACCTTCACGTCAGAAATTTCCTTTCGCTTTATATTATAGAACAAGGCAATATCACGAATTTTTGTGGCGAGAATTGGTATGACGTTTATCAATTCTGATTTATCGGTAAGGTCTATGTTTGATAGCTTTATCACCTCGTCATCTTCACTGTATAGTAGTGTTATTCGATTTAAATAATCAGTGTATTGCTTGGAAAGAAAATTCAATGCCTCCCCGTCGGCGATAATAACCTCCTCCACTAAAGTGGCCTTCAGATACATATCATACTTGAGGGGTCGATCCTCATGCCTTATACTCGGGTTCACTTTTACCCACTCAGCAAACCTGAGAAGCGTTGATGGGTTATATTTCTCCATGTATATAATTAGAGTCTAATAGTCAGATATCATCTTTTTCGTCTTGGTGTTGATAGATTTCATTTTAGCCAGCTCGGATTTAAATACTTTTAGTTTATCCTCTGATTCCTCTCTCCCAACAAAACTCTTCAATACCTCGACTTGCACTTCAAGAAGACTTGAGATTAATGTGAGTTCTGCAAATTTATAAACGGTTTCCATATTACTATTTATACCACTCCATACAAGTGTCAACCTATAAAAACGGGACGTTGCCGTCCTTGATGTTTTTCTCGGACACCAAAACAAATTTCCATCCCTTCGTGTCGCAATATTCCTTGGCGGCACGCCATTTTGCTTGGTTGATTGCGAACATTTTTAGTTCATACATTAGTGTGGATTCTTTTTTCCGCCCTGTCCTCTTCGGTATCTTATTTTCAAGAATCGCGGTAATCTCTTTTTCTGGTTTTATTTCTACAATTAATACGCCATGCTCTTTCGAATGGACTACGAGATCTGTCCAGTATTGACACACCCTCTTCTTAATGGGGTTATAATACGGTATCCATACCACTTCGCTACCCCATTTTGTGATCCTATTGGAATAATCGAGCTTATACATATACTCAAACTCTAATTGAGAGCGATATTCCACCTTCTTACCCGATTGAGTATTTATACATTTAGCTTTATTACGGGGTTTATAAATACCCTGTTTGTATTTTGGTCGACGACTCCTAGCCATATTATGCCGTTAGGTTTGGGTTATTTGATGACAGCGGTGGTGACCAATAGGGTATATCAGACCCATCACCCTTGATCGGTCTATCATGAGTAGTTACGACTGGGGACACACACCCATCAGAAGTTAGTGCATGGCCTGATAAAATCGGGTTATTGAGTTCCATTAAACTCATCGGAGTGAATGACGGATTAAATAATTGTGGCATTAACCCGTCACATGATTGAGCACCAATGGTCCAGTTAGTTGGTATGAATTTTGTTTTCTGTATCACTTCTTCCTCGGTGTCACTTGACGTGTATATCGCCATAGACATATCCTTGACCATCTTACCATATCCCTTATCGGTGTATGTGTTCCCACTTAAAACATCATCACCCAACATGACAGGAACGTTCATAAATGTCATGACCACGTTCGACGCGATAAACCGAAGCCTGTATTCCTTATCTATTTTAAGTCGGGTCGAACTATATGAATTACGGTTAAATCGAAACGTGAATGGGTCCCCTCTTGCAATGTCCTCCCCGTCGTTTAGATTGAAATGGTTTAGTGATATCGCCTGAACTATGTTCCCGTCATATAATCCAAGATAAACTGTATTGAGTAATACATCATGAGCATGTGACTTTGTTGATTTTATAAATGTCACTGCGTTGAGATAGTCACCCCGCCGATCTTCCACCAACGGGTCAACTGAAAATCCAGTATCATTCAGGGTAAATCTCTGTTCTGCTCGGTCACTTGGGGCTATTGCGGATGAGGTGGTAAGTGTATACTTCCCTAGAAAATACGAATCATCCGTATTAAATTTATCTTTACCTACTATCATACTAACCATGCCATCGATAGTGTCAAAGAATAGCGATATCATTCTGTTTAATGAATGACATGAGACTATTTCGTCATATCCCACATACAGTCCGCATGGGGTGGAAGCTGTTGCGGGGATGATGGGTTCGGTGCTAACAATCTCAACTACCCCCGAGGGATCCTTATTAACCACATACACACTCGTGATGTTGGTTCGCAGGTCGTTAATATTCTGTATTAATTTTGACGCAGAGTCATTTAAAACGATTGACGAGAACATCTCATCCTGTGAAAAAGAAAGTCGATCCCAGTCGAAGGTATAGTCGAAGTCCTCTGCTATCGTCTGTGTGAACGCATAGTCCAATGCATTCGCCCATAGGTTGTTGGCCAGAATATGAATATGTGTCCCATCGCGGGCCATATCGGATATGGCAATTCCTTCGTGTGATCCCAGCACCAAACCACCTACTGATAATTTAGTAATTGAACTGCCACTGAATACCCACAGAAATCCATCCTGAACATCATCAACTAAAATCCCAGTCGGAGACACTACTGGATGGTCGATGATGACGTCGATAGTGGAAGTCTCTATTGCAATGATTTCAACGACGCCATCACGAACAACGAATAAATTACCACCAAAAACATCAATAGACCCACACGCACCCACGGCATATGTCCATTCATGCGCTAGTGAATGACTGTAACCCTTGACCGCACCGTTTCCACTGTCCCATACATATATACCACCCGTGGTGTGGTCAAAAATAACTTTCGCTGGATCCCTGAATTTATATTCAGCCGATAGCCCACCATATCCACCAAAATACGTCTTAAACGACTGATCGTAGTCAGTAATCCCGATCTTTAATACATATCCACCATCAACAATAAAAAGATCATCGTCAACCAAAATAACGTCAACCACATCTTTCAATTTACCCATATCCGTCTCGGTTATTATCATTTTACGAATACCGTTATCAAAAATTTCAATCCTTTTAGTGTAAAATATCACCTGTCGATTTCCATTAGTATATAACCCCTTTCGATTGTCAATATCATCCAGAACGCCACCATTCAGCTCATCAGCCAGAATCATATCAATCGGCATAATCGAATTATAAATTTCCACATTACCACGGACATATTCAACACAATCGATTATTTTATCCTGCATACTATTTAGTGTGACATTGGTAATAAATTCGGTGGTAACCGAAACGTCCTCCACCGAATACGGGAGCTTTAGCTCGGTGTCAATGGTTCTAGTTATGGACGGTCTATATTCCTCTAACTCATCAAGAGGGATATCGTCGGGAAAATTATGGTTGATGCTCACTATAGTATTTATGGTAAAGTTTAAAAGAAGTTGGGGGTGTGATCGCCCACCATCGCCCGCACCGTATTGATCGATTCCCAGTCGGGTGTCATCAAACCTCGATGTTGTGCATCAAACTCAGCTAGTGCCGATTCACACCGATCCAAACCACTCCCACCACATTTGCTTTCAACCACCCGTCCCTTGTCGTGCAGTGAGTGTGCCAGCATTCGATTCACCGCTGATAGTAGGGTAGTGTGTGCTTGCTCGGGGGTGATTGGGGGTGGTTTAGTGACTACCGTAGTCTTGGCTATTCGTAGTTTATCAGCGACTCTGTCCCACCCAATGAACGCTAATATTGGTTCATCCGAACCATATACTACCTCACCAGTCTTAAAAGATTCCAACTCACCTCGTTCCATAATAGTATTTATTCGTTTATGTAATCGATGACACTATTAATAACCCCCGAGGACGGTATCAAAATATCAGTTCCTACCAAAGTCGGAAGGACAAACGGGTCGTTGAAACCATTAACCATTCCGATCAACCACCACAGGCGATGAGTATCAAAATACAACCGACTGATGGTATGTAAATTTTCACCCAACGCAACCTGATGTGAAAAAAGGTCAGTCTGACTGATAGACTCGACCTCGAAATAGACCGAATCGGTCATATCGTAATACTTACCCCCCGAGTCTTCTCTGACCGAGAAGAAATTTTCAAAGTCTAAATCACTCACTGGGGGTAACCCACGGGTGTTTGTTCGTTTAATGTCAGCCATAAGGATAATTATAGTCATGAGTGAATTCAAAGAATTATGTAACACTATTATAGATGAGGGGCGTTCGGTTGTGGTGAAGCGACGTTCTTTCTATCCACGCAAAATCGAAAAAATCGGAGGACTCTCCCCCGAATTTGTAGAGGGGTTGGGACTTGAGATGGATCGACTACAACAAGAAGACCCCAGTATTTCCATGGGTAACTTTATCAAGGCTATTAATTTTGAACTGGGACAGCATTAGAGCGCTAATAACCACTCAATATCGGCCTGAAGATCCTCGGGACTTTCGTACCCGCCATAATCCACCATGTCTCTAGTATAAATACAGGGAGTGTATGCCGTAGAATTAATAGGCATTTGTTCTTGCGTTGCCCTCACATCACTGTCAATCGTCTCACCTATAATGCCGATGGGTTTGGAATACTGGTCAAATTTCGGGTCACTGAGATAGAAATAATCCTCCACGAGCTTATGGTGGAGTAGTAGCATTGCCCATGCTAATGCATCTACCAAGTCATCATACGACTCAGTGCCACCCTGTTTACCCCACTTCCAGTTGTTATTAGCACTGGTTACTTTAACAAACCCGTCCATCTCGGTGACAAGCTGGGAAGACCGAATAGTTAACACGCTAACTTTATTCATGAAGTGATATAAGTTAGCCACCGACATATTCTTTGAATTGTTATGCGCAACAATACCAAATTCGTTGTTCGCCATCATCCGTTTATTCGAAGTGGTATTAAAGTGAAATCTCACCAACTTCCTATACCCATAGGATATGTTCATCGCCGAAACCACTTCACGGCCACAATTATTATTTTCGATAGCACACCAGCACTGATTATACGTATTGGCCATTTTTAACACAATCAACGGAAACTCTTGTAAAGATATAGTGTTGTTTCTATATTCAGCCACCTGACGGATGTCCTTGAGATCCGTGACATCAATTATCTGGATTACAGAGAAACAGTCACCTACCCCCTCTGCAACGTCAACACCAGCAATATAGATGTGTCCGTTCACTGGATACTCCCATATCTTTAAGGAATCGTCGTCGGGGTCCCCATCATTATTCATCATCTTCCCTTGGGTGAAGATTGGTGGTTTCACGGTGTTCTCAGAAAAATGCGCTTTGGTATCTGCCGATATCACACGTTTGATGTCATCACCCATTGCAAATGATCCACCATACTCGGTGTAGAATGCATGTTCAGATCCCATCTCGATGATTTTCTCTGCATACCACTTATCATCCCGTTCTGGGTGGTCGCTCCATAACATCTGGAATGCTTTAAACTTGGTTGCTTTATTTGGGTCTTTGTTTTTCTCATAGTCCCGTGCTTGATGGTAAATCTTCGCAAAGTGATTATTCATCCCATATGGTGTTGAAATCAGAATACAGAAAGAGTTATCACCCTCGGGGTTATAAGCCATGGCATCCAGTGTTGGGAGCACCGATTGTAGAATGGTTTCATCAAGACCCACTTTTCCATTATTATTAACGAAAGCCCACTCATCGGCAACGATTGAAGTAATCGTGGAACCACGGAAGGCGGCTTCGGTGGTGGAAGAGATGGTTACCTTGTTTTTATTATCAAACTCAAGGATAGATTCGTTCCAGCGGGCAACCGCTGGTTTGAGAAATAATGGGAGATACTCATAGGCTTCTTTGATCTTCGATAGGTTGTTTTTTGCTAAGGTGTAGTTATTTCCCAGCAAACCGATCGATTGTATACCCTTACCAAATAATAGATTCCAGAGGACAAATAGTGTCATTAGTGTAGTTTTTGACGTCTGTCTTGAGCTGTTCAATACAACACGATTGTTCTCTTGAAAATGCCTGAGTGCTTGTCGCTGAATGGGCCATAGTTTAATCAATTCCTTGTTGACCCCGAAGGTTGTGATTGTGAAGTAATTCTCCGCAAAGTATTCAATACTGTTCTGGCATCTGAGTAGTTCTGTTAGGTGTTCTGGCTTTAGTTCGAATTGGGCACCTTCAAATGGAACCATGTGGTTATCACCAAGCCAACTCTCTACGATAACCTCAGCATCCAGAACATTATTATCCTCACCCCAGTGCCATATACCATCAATCTCTTCACTCATACGTGAGTAATTATATGTTGTTTGAAAATAAATCAGATTTTTGTTGCAAAAGTAAAACAATATGGTATCATATATTATATGAAGACTGCTTCGCAACAGTAAGAAATAAGAATCATGACAAAAATACTCCAATTCCTGATGGTTGGATGACGGGATCTTCGTTACGGAATAACGAACACGAATGTCCTATATGTAAAACAATAATTCATAAAAAACGTTAACATATTCTGACGAATGCAAACGTAAATACCAAACACAAAAATAATAAAGTATAGTAGCATAATTGGCAATGTAATAGATTATTAATCTGTGAGATTTATCTCTATGTAGGTTCGAACCATACCTATACTGCCATTTTCAAACTGCGGGGATCACATTAGTGGTTCATGTGACCAGTCTCATAAGCTGTCGTCCTTTATCGGGCATGTGGGTTCGATTCCCTCCACCGCAACCATATGTATCGGGGGTTTACCCCCGCCAGTTCTAGGTTCAATTCCTAGTCGATGCACCACCACCTAAACATATGTTTTGGCACATACTTTATTACCACAGTCCCAGAATCGATCATAACCATTGTTCAGCATGTTCTGATAACCAGATAGTGTGGGGTTCGAAACTGTAACCTAAAAACTTACAATATTAAAAAACATTGACATTTTTTATTTTTTTTTATGTAGAATAAGTTTAATTAAAGATGAAGACTAAACCAAACATGATCACAAGAATAGCGAATTCGAAACGGACGATGGTATAGTTCACCCTATTCCTTTTGAATTAGATTACGAGCCAACATTAGAAGAGTTCCAAGAACTTTATGATGATTGGTTTAGAATATTAGAAAGAAAGGCTTAAACTAAGTGACAGAACTGAATGCTTCTATTAATTTAAAGCAACTTTATACCGTGAGTTCCACGGGAATTAACGCCTCGGGAGATTGGAGTTCAGATCAGCTTACGCTGATTTCAGCCAGTCGTTGAATGAGGAAGAAAACATAAATCTACTTGTAGATTTTGTAAGTTTTTTAGAACGGACGCATGCAATACAACAACACCAATAATCTAACCAAAACACTCATACCGCAACGGGGGCTTTGATTGAACTCATTGGGGTGTAGCCCTCAATGTCGGTATCACTGTGCTCCCAGTCAAATATGCTGGTGAAGTTGTCTGTAGTAATCCGTGGGGGTGGTTGTGGGGTGCGTGACAGCTGTTCAATTGCCTGATCCATGTGGTTCTCATACAAGTGGACATCACACCCAAATGCAGTCAACACGCCCTCCTGTAATCCAGCCTCTTTTGCGATGAGGTGGAGAAGTAATCCGTAAGATGCAATATTGAAGGGAGCACCGAGGAAAAAGTCCCATGAACGCATGTTGAACGTGAGGTCAAGTGTTTCTCCGTTCGACGTCAACTGGAACACGTAGTGACACGGGGGTAGTGCTGTATGGTTGAGCCCCATGGGGTTCCAAGCCATACAGATCATTCGGCGATCCAAAGGGTTCTTCTTCAGTGTTTCGATGATATTGGCAAATTGGTCAATACCATCCGAATCTGCCATGCTATCCCAGCTGTATGGATCATGGAAATTTCTCCAGCTCGCCCCATAGATACATTCGCCGAGGTAATCTTCACCCCGCATCTTCTTAATGGTCTCTGGGTCATTACCGTATGGCACTTTCGTCGGACAGCACCAATCAGACCAGATCATACACCCTCGATCTTCGAACCATTTCTTAGAGGTGATTCCTTTAATAAATCCTTCCAGTTCAACCTTCATGGTTTTCCATGAAACTCGTTTTGTGGTTAGCATTGGAAAACCGTCAGACATATGGTGTTGAAGCATTACTGGTGGCATTTTATATGCACCCGTTCCAGTTCTGTTATCCTGTCTGGGGGATCGGGTTAGTTGACGAAGAATATTAAGGTATTGTGTTTCAATGTCTTGCATGTCGTTATAATAAGTGATTTTAGTAATTTGTCAAATCTTTTTCAGTTTTAGTCTGTCTTTGGAAAACTTTCTGAGCTTTTCGAATTCAATTCTCGTTAATTCGTCCTCCCGACCGAACCGTTGATAGATATTATAATGGCATTCGGTGGGTTTGGTTACAAATGACTCGGTGTCCACATACCGATTACAGAAATTGATGACGTCCGTTCGTAGGATGAAAACAAAGGAATCCTCGCGTTCAAACACAATATAGTCAGCATCCCCGTAAAGCCACCCAGCGTGCCCTGTGATGCCTTTAAACTCAATCCAGACATACTCGGTGTCTAAATGGGAATCATTGCGTCTGAGGCGTTTCTGCGCCTTTAAATCGACTGAGTGTATTTTGTTATTGAATTCAAGTCGGTAGTCAATGTGATGATAAATATCCTCCTCATCAGTTGAATACCTGAACTCTATACCGTCAGTTGCAAGAACTGCTTGCTCAAACTGATGTGTTGCTGATTTATCAAGAGCGAATGCTCGTTGACTGGTGTCTCTTTCGTTTAGTTTCACTATGGACAGTGTATCACACCAGCCATGGTTGTCAAATAAAACCCCGTGACTGATCTATCACGGGGTTTTGGTGGGAGTGTCGGGGTTCGAACCCGAAACCTAGCAATTATTTTAGATTCACTTGTTAGTGTGAACCCCAAAGAGTTGCCCGCTCTACCGTTGAGCTACACTTCCATAATTTTACTCGGATTCCAATGCATATCGAAATTCCTTTACACCCTGTCCGAGTTGATAATCGGGGGTCTTCAATGAGTCTACCAAACGAATAAGTGCTCCAACATGAACGGAGTATTCATCACCATCCCGTGCTACGTGCTCAGTCGTGTATGACTTATCGAAGTCAGTCTGTCTTGTAGTTACATAATCACCTTCAACCGTAGCTTCAGATTTAGCGTGCTTAATCGATGATAATCGCAGTAGATCTTCTGCCATCATCAGGAGAGCACTCTCATCCTCATGGAATGCCTCATCCATATTGGTAGAGTCGAAGCCGACCTTAGTGGTGGCTTTAAAACCATCCACACTGATTGTTCCTTGAGATTCATTGAAATTGATATCTTCAAATGAAACCTGAGTTCCACCATCATCACCGAGGATACCCCCAGTAGATTGGTATTGTCGGAGATCATCATTCAGTGTCAGGGCAACACGCTCAATCAATCCCTCGATGGTATTGGCGGTCAGGATTTTATTCTCCCGCACGCCAATACCCTCAAGGACAACACCAATCATCTTATCAAATTTACTCATGAAACTAATTATTGTTTTTGTGTATCCATGGCGAATTTCGCAATGAATGCATCAGCTACTGTGTTCGCATATTGAATACCAGCAGTTGCATATTTGGTTGACTCGTTTCATCCAATACCATCATGGATGCATGGTGACTAAATGCATTCTTCCAAATCTCTTGTGCTGAGTATGACACTCCTTCGTTGTGATTATCAATACGCTCCTGTGCAATTTCTTTCTCGTTCATGTCAATATATTACCACGGGGTTTCAAATTGTCAACTTCTATTGTGAGATATGCGTCAAACCAGACCGTTGTTAAAAACCTCAAAAATCTACAAGTAGATTGATTCAATTTTCAACTATAATCCCCGACGGTAAACTAGGGAGACTCCTCGATCCAAGATATTTTTTGATGCATTACAATCAGCATGGTCAGTGTGATTGCACTTCGTGCATCGAAAAACGTCTTGAGTTTGTCGATTCATCCTATCGGTATGACCACATGATCTACACATTTGGGACGTATAGGCTGGGTTTACTGATGTAAATCGAACACGGTTCTCTTCACAATTTCGTTCCAACCTGTCAAGCCAATATGCATAGTTCCATGAACCAATAGACTTTCGTAAAGACTTCGATAGCTTTCGCTTCTTCTTAGTCTTAAAATTCATATTCTTCAACCTTTCAACTACAATCCGTTGTAGGTTTGGGTTCTTATCAAAAATTTCTTTAGCAGTAGTGTTAATGTAATGACGAAGGTAATTTCTCAATCGTTTCTGCCTCTTGGAGCCGTGCCGACACCCATTAATTTTATTAATAATGGATTCTATTTCATTACCATAAAACTCTGCATCAGAAGTGACCGCCAGTGTTTTGATTCCAGTATCAATGCCGATCACTTTACCTTCTTCTTTCTTCAAGCCTGTATCGATTTCAAACACAAACTGCACATAGTCTTTCGTGATGATATATGAGTTAAGTCGTTTTCCTTTAGATTCCCATTTGTTAAATTGTTTGTGTTTTTTAATCGGAAGCAGAAGTTTTATTTTGTTACCAATGGAACCAAGCTTTAGAAAGCAATCAAAGCTACTTTCGGATTCTTGAAGATCGGCAATGGTTGAACTACAATACATCCGATTACCTCTATGTAGGGGTTTTGATATATTCTTTGGTTTGTGTTTCCACCTCACCCTCACTGCGAGAATCATATCCAGAGCTTCCCTCGCGGCAACTTTTCTCAGCCGTGCCGACATCCAAGTATCGTCTTTTGTTATATCAACAATGGGCTTGAGTAATTTAGCTTTGGGTGGTAATTCTTTTAACTCCCAGAAATAATCAATGAATAGATTCACCACATTTCCATATTCGGACAGCACTTCAGCCAACTCAGATTTCTTCTTCTGGGTTGTGAATTTTAATGTGCATTTTGACGCCCGAACGAACTTCATATTAATAATTATAGTTATGGGTAAACAAAAAATACGTGTTAACCCATTTATTTTTATTCTTTTATATTTTGGAGATTATTTGAGGTATTGTAAGTTTTTAGGCTACAATTTTGAACCCATTGATTCCTCCTCCACCTCAACATTCTTCTTCAACAACTCAACCGTGTTCTTAAATGCCTTTTCGAGGACACCCTCGGGTAGTTCCAAGTCATAAACATCACCAGAACGAGCCATCCCTGCCATCACACAGTCCGTGATATATTCCAATACGTCCACGAGATTGACATCTTCAGGAACCCCGTCCTCTTGTGCAAGGTGGTGTCTCCAGATCTTGCGGTGGTTGTCCCACCATCCAGTGTAGCCATCTTCAAATCCATTAGCGAAGTCATCGTGGAACCAGTCAATCTTGGTGAGTTTGTCTTGATCGTGAATACCAGCGGCTTCTAGGATCATGTTATTAAAGAATCCAAGTCCTTTAACTACATCCCCAATATGCTGGGCTGAGCTGGCAAGAAGTGTTTCCTTCGTGGTGTTTTTAAAATCACACGTTCGTGAGTCGGCCGTTGCTGATTTCTTAATCGTTATCATGTGATGATGATAACACATTAATAAAGGTTGTCAACTTTTATTTAGTCACGTTCACCCCAGAGTTGCGTAATAGTTAGATTGATCAATCCAATCTGGTGATCAGTGAAATCCCAACGGACACCGATATTAGCCTTTGCCCACTCACGTGGGTCGGTGTCTTTCTCTTCGGAGACTGAACACCAGTCACAAACCATCTCCTGAATATCATAATCACCCATACTAGATGCATCAATAAGTCGTTGTGGTTTGTCGCGGTCATCGGGGTTTGTCAGATCGGATTTATCGGGACTCCAATACTCTGGGTGGTGTGTGTTCTTGGTAATGTGGTGCTCCGTGGCTTCTTTCATGCGCTCCTCTATATCTGCTGGTGGATTGAAGCTCTGGAAATCTGTTCCGTCTTCCTGACACTTATACTTCCAAGTCAACCACACATACGGCCCAAACTCTGGCTCTTCGAATTTTGAGGAATCATGTTCCACCATACGCTTACGCTTTTCATCGTCATCCATATCTGGAAGCTGTTTGATGAACTTCCTCACTCGTTTGATATGGTTGTATGTTCGACTGATAAAGTGTTCCTCCATATCAGGCGTGAAATCTTTCGGGGGCTCCCCACTACACCCACACCCCGAACCCATACTGTCCATTATGTTATCAAACGTGGCATCATATGATCCTCGCATCTCACCACACTCCTCTTTGATCTCAAGATCTTCGTCATCAACTTCCTCCGCCTCAATTCGGGCTTTTTCTTCCTCCTTCTTTTTATCAAGGTGTTTTTTGTATTTTCTGGCGGCAAACTTCGCGCCTTTGGTTAAAACAAATTTAGCAACTTGCTCTTTAGCGCCTTCCTCGACTGGCTTTGCATCTGACATCAACTCATTGAACGTGGACATATGAGTAATTATGTTATTTCTTAATAAGGATTAGGCGTAACAGTGTTGGGTCACTATCCCCATATACTGATAAACCACTTGCTTCAATCGCATACTCCACCGAATACCCAATATTTTTGCATTTATCAATAAATTTTTCAACTTCGATAAACCGTCTACTATGTCCATTATACACCCAAGTGGTTCCGTGGACGTGTTCACCTCTCCAATATATTTCGTCGTTGGTTGTTCGAGCCTCGATGGCGAGAATACCACCACTTCCGAGCGTATCGAATGTGTTCAGTAGTAAGTTGGTTTCGTCCGTTTCGGTTATGGAGTGTAATGTAAACCGCGAATAAAATATATCAGTCGGTTCAAAATCCCATGTCACAAAATTACCCTCAATTATCGCCGCCAGCGGTGGGTTGTCGTGTTGTTGTGCAGTAACCGCCGCCACACATTGGTCGATGGCCGTCACGCGGAGTCGTTCGTTCAAGTAGAACGAATCACGACCATTACCACACCCAAGATCCACAAGTGTTGTGTGGTTAGGCGTTATGTAATTTTCCGAACAAAATATTGCGAATGTGCTTGCGTCCGAACTAACATTTTTATTGGAGTAAAACTCCTTCCAGTATTGTTTATCCATATTATTTAAGTTTTCTCGGAGACGTCCCTCCTAGTTTGGTATTGGCTGGGGTTTTCCAGTCACCATAACGGGCTTCTAGCTTGCTAGTAGCACCGAAAGGTATATTAACCACGTGGTTACCAAACGATGCCGTTGGGATGTTTCCATATTGATCCCGACATTCCAACCAAATTGCCCGCTCCCATGGGTCGGTGAAAGTAGCCCCGTCCACATAACAACAATAAAAATCAACACTGGCGAATAGATCGGTCTCTCGGGTCTTCAATATACCACTATGATTTATCTGTAACTCTATTCCGAGCATATCGAGCTTCTGCTTAATTTCGGGAACAAATGCCCGATCAATCATAATGTCAATGTCATCATCACCATCAATACATGACCCATTACGAACTACCCCCAATAATGTTCCATACCCAACAAACCAACTCACCCCACTGATCGAATACAGCATTGACGTAATTTGCGTTAATGTTGTATTCAGCTTCGCCATGCTGGTATATTTGCCTGCCATAATACTATTTATGTTCTTCTAATTTATAATCAATGAATTTGTCTATTTTGTTTGATAATTTAAACACGGGGGATGTTTCGCCTTCTTCGGAATAAAGGAAAGAATTATCGATCCCCAGCATATCATCTAAATATGGTATGCATCGATCACCGAAGATGACCCATGCGGGGACATATATAATTCCTGCCAAAACAACTTCAAGGGACCTGATGGTGAGCGCAATGGGCCATATAATGATTAAGTTGATGATATATAGAATTCGATATAATGGTGCTTTCATGGTGAAATGAATTCTTGGTTGATTTATCAAGGAAGTCAACTATAATTAACGTTGATGGCTAATAAATGCAATATCGATGTCTTTATATGGGAAGAATATGTGCTATGAACACGGTCTCTTAGCGAATATATCTCAATTGGATGAGTTTTATAGCGGGTATGATTTTGTTGTGCATGTTGAGCGGGGTAGAGCTATTACACCTGAACCGAAAAAACTCGGATGTGTGGTGATCGAACACGCGCCGTCCCTTGGATCTAGTGGTATGTTCTGGAGATTTCTCACATTTCACACGAAATATGGGTATGATGTAGTGTGTTCACGGGACGCCGATTCGATTTTTACTGAAGGGGAACGGCTTGCCCATACCGCATTCATTGACAGTGGATGCGCGGCGCACCTTATGTTCGATCATCCAAATCATCGGGGGGTTATGGGTGGCATGTTTTCCATCCTGCCAAAGTTAGTTAAGTTTCTATTTGATTTAATGGAACAACATATTAATGGAACTGCGGTGTATGGTGAAGATGAGGGGTTCCTGCTCTCGCATTTCTACCCACTCATTAAAGGTGATGTTCTGATACCCTCATCAAATAATAATATCCCCAATAGTGTGCCATTCCCACCACATAACCAGAGTATTTTTATAGGACAGCAAGTATTCAGGTAATTGTTTCGATGATTATCGTCTGCGCATCAGGGCGGGATGCGATGATATCCATTTTGCCATTCACAAATTTCTTTAATTCCTTCTTGGCACGACGTCTGGCGCCCCATTTTGTCTTGAATGTCAGTTCGCGCCCAGATGTCCACGCCACTGCGTCTTTGGCTAGAACCGCTATTGCGGTCTTATGAGTGTCACGGTGCTTAGTGTTGATTTGAATTTTGTATTTACCATCGCTACAGGCAATTAATCCGAACGAAATGATTAGTCTACCGAGATAAACATCGGCTTCTTCTTTATCAAGTCGGTTTTTGGTGATGGTGGCACGGAGTGCCGAGAGGTGGTGGTCAGTTTGTGTTGTCATGATTTTATTTGATTGTCTCGACGACTTTTTCGTTTTCGGATGGTCTTGAGTTTGCGAGTTTATTTATACTCGTGTTATAAAAATCCAATGTTTTAACTGCAAATTCACGTGCCTTTTGGTGGGTCTTGAATGTTTTGAATGTTTTGAATGTTGCCCAGTTGGTATTACGCAACTCCTCTTTAACTGGTAGAGCCGAGTGGACATGTGGGTTATCGTTCACCATTTCTATAACTATTTTATAGAACCCAGTTCTCATTTTAATGATATGAAAGTTGATGGGTCTTTGGCTGAAATATTTCATGGCATCTTCATATGAATAGTCGTGTTGTTTTAAGATATATCGATGGGTGTCGATTATCTTATCTACGTTATTTCTTAATCTAAACATTGTGTGTGTGTGTTTCGTGGTCTTCGGTTAACAGTATGGGTGGGTATTATGGGGATGATTTTGGATTTGTCGATAAAAAAAGAGACCCCGTGGATTTTTCCACGGGGTCTCACTATACGCATCTATGTAATTTCGCATGCACCACCTGAACACGAGGCACCTGCCATTGTGTCAGCATCTACGTGGACTGCGGATTCTTCGTATGCCTTTGACCAATCAACATCAACATATTCACGTTTCAGATCACAGAAGATCTTCCAGTTAGTCACATCCTTCAGACAGTATGTCATACGTTTCACATCGCCTTCAAAATATCGATCGGCGAACTGAAGTGCTCGGCGGATCCAGTCTTGTTTGAGGTCATATTGTGATGAGGTGTCGGATAGAGCATCATCTGCATCATCCAGTTTTTGTTCGAGCTTGGCGATCTTGGTAGATAATTCATTTAGCTCTGGTGAGTATGACGCCGTGTATTCGATCACCTCATCGACATTATTCATAGTCATCTTATCACTAATGATATCTTTAATGGTCTTATACTGAATATTCGCCTGTGATAGCTCTTCAAGGAGCGTGTCATACTTTTCCTGTGCGACATCCACTTCACCGTTTAATTGCTCAATACCGAGCGCATGGCTACATGCAGACCATAAATTATGGTCGAACGCTCGGAGACCTGCTGTAATGAGTCCAGATGCAAATACCGTTGCGTCACCATATTCCTTGACCATCTCTGCTGGAGTATAAACGGTTGAGAATGGTGATTGTGGGTAATCCTTATCACCCGATGAAGGTAGCATGGAGACTCCCGTGAAATTATCTTGGTTAGTCCACAGGTAATCGAATACCTCGTCCCATTCATCTTCCTTGACGGAAATCGTATTGGACACATTGTGTCGAAGATATGGCTTATTACTTAGTTCTGGGCGGGTTCCGTGCTCTACCCAGTTCTGTTGGGTTAGTTTTACGTTTTCTAGTAGTTCAATTGCACCCAACTGGTTCTTAACAATAGCGCCTTTTGGCACCTCGCATACAAACGAGATAACATTATCCGTATCATTCGCCGACCACACACTCTTTTCGATAGCAGATGGATTAAACATCCCAAAATATTGAGCTGGAAACTCAAGGGAGTTACATTGTATTCTCCTAACGTATTTTCTGGAGTGGTGAGGATGCACCCCCGAGGAGGTTCCAAGTAGACATGACGAACTACCTTCTGGCTTCACACACGTCGTTCTAGCTGAACGACTTACACCAATTAAATCGGCTACTAGCGCGTTAGTTTCCTTAACAATCTCCGCGCCTTTGCGTTGAATTTCTGGATCCAGAGTGATAGCAGGATTATCCATAATCCCCGTAATACTAACCCCGAGTAGTGCCTCTTTATCGGTTAGTTCTTTTGTTGCTGATGCGATATATTTGAAATCAGTATACCCCGCTTGTAGTGTTCCAATGATTGCCGCTTCACGACAGCATTTATAGAACTTCTCGGCAGTGTCCGTGTATTTACCGTTGATTGTGCTGAGGTTACACATCTGGAACCCTTGGCGGCCATCTGGGAGGACGGGTCTGAATGAGATCTCACAGTTATGAACAATAACCCCATTACAACTGAATGAGCTAGATTCGGGAACCGTGCAATCATACACTTCCTCCTCACCTACATATCGAACCTCCTTCACACCAGCCATTCGGCCATTTGATAGTTGAACTATTGTTGAGTCATTGATATCTCCGATATTCACCCAGCTATCATCAAACCGTTGAATTCTGTGATCCGCCGTTCCAATCATCGGGTCATAATCGAACTGGTGTTTATCATCAGTCGGGTCATGTATTAACTTATCAAAAGTTTGAACTACCGTTTCTTCTGTCAGCCCGCCAGCCAATTGCTTAACTTTGAGTCGTGTATCATTAAAATCATCAAGAACTAATTCATACACTTTCTTTGTTCCAGTTGACCAGAAACCACATTCGGTTGATTCGTATAGTGCTCCATATATTTCGGTTTTAAATTGGACACCGACTAAGTCGGAAACCAACTTATCGCCCATATCTGTCTGAATTTTGTTCCGACCAGAAACACAACAAGGGTTGACCCCACTCTCATTATCATCCATAAAAACGAATGCGGGTTCCCCATACTCACGGACTCGTTCTTTAACCATATCAAATTCCTCTTTAGTGGAATCCCCACGGATGAACACGGCGGAGTTATTAGAGCGTGCCCTCTGTGGGTTGTCGTTGAACCAATTTCCTGTTTTAGCATTCATAACTTCTTCATCATCAATGGAGAAGATAATAATCAATGCGGAGTTGTGTGATACTGATTCGAATTTAGAGTCCTTTTGTCTCACCGTGAAGGCGTGAACGTCGGCGACCGATATATCATATGTTCGACCATCTTCGATTCTCTCTGTTTTACCAATCCGAGAAAGCTTGTAATCCGAAGGTAATAGGTTGTCGCCTACCTCAACACTAGCACCACTACGGTCTGTTACCAATGAGAATCGGGACGTCTCTGCTTCGATGATCGAGGTAGACATCCATCCCATATTTTCAACTAAATGATCATACACGAGCCACTTGTGGTTTGGTGTTGAGACCTGATAGCCGTATTTTGACGTGATTTTAACTAACGACTGCACGCCGTTATCCATTACCTCAGTCACTGGATATTCCTTACCAGCATACAACACGGTGTCATCCAAAGTTAGTTCACTGATCTGTTTAAATGACCCATTTCCGAGCTTAACTTCGGATTCATGAAAAAGACAACGACGAACGCCACCACTCAAAACGGCGTCTGAAAGATGGCAGATAATATCAAGTATATTGATCGGTTTCAGTTTATTACTAAACTCCCCCTCGGTGAAATCCTCATCCTTCAATCGTGCTTCGATGACCTCTCGGATCAACTCAACTGACCTATTTAGTCCGTTAGATCCTGGAGCCTTAAACCCACCACTGATAAGGGCACCCGCTGGTCGGATATCAGAATAATCGAATTCTACGACTTTTCCACCCCATCCACCAAACCCGTCAATACTGACGGCTCCGAGGTATGATGCCATCAATACATTGATGCAATCTGCCCATCCCTCGATGGAGTCCTCGGGCTTGAATACTACAGTGTCCCCCGATACGGGACTAATATCACCGATCTGCTTGACATGGTGCTTCTGGATGCTGGCACCTGCACCACATCCACACAAAAGCAGGTGCAGAAGTTCACCAAACACATCATCCCTGCATACATTACCAAATGCACAGTTAAACATCTTTGCATTCCCTCGTTCAATTGGTGCTCCCCCGAATTGGAGTGCCCTCTGTGAACCGAGGATCCGCTTACCGAATAACCCATCCTTCGCTTCTGCGATGATTTCTGCTAATTTGGGGGTCTCTCCGATTTGTTTTGCATACTTTCGTTCGTGCATATCAAATACACGATCTACTGTCTCACCCCACGTCTCTCTGCGTTTTTTGTCTTCATTGAATAGGGCATAGCGACTATACCGCACATATTCAGACATTGCTTTAATACTCATATTTTAATTAATTTGTAGACCGACTAACCACTAGCCCGTCCAGAAATTAATTATACTCCACCGCCACGGCAAAATCAAGCGTTTTTGGCTTTATTTTGCCGTGGTCTCGTAAGTCTTTCGCCTCTAACCACTAAGACTAGTATCATCCGCATCAAAGCTAAAGTTCATTGAAAATACGGTATCTATCTCGAAAGAAATAACCTCATCCGACGTTAGCCACTTACTCCAACTCACATATGATCACTGTTCACAAGTTATAACATAAACTTCTTCTTGGTCTTTTTGAATATATTAAACATGATATTTTATTCTGAAATTGATTCCGTCTTGATTAGACGTGAAAAATGGTCGATAATGTCTACATCATCGGGGCGCGTGAGTGCTTTATAGTCAAATTCACCCCAGAGGCGTTCTTTGATATCGTCGTCCTTTACGAGCGGCAATACAAAATCCCAAAGCGAATTAGACTCCCATAATACGGGACTCCATCCATAAGAAACAGATGCTACCATATCCCGTGGTTTAGCGATGGCATTGGTGATAACAGCCCCCCAGTGGTATCCACTTGGGGGTTTTGGGGCATCTGGTAATGTAATATTAACTTGCATGACCTATTATTACATAGTATGTTTGATATGTCAATTAACAAAATCCATTAAAATAATCACGACTATCATAATAGCTATCATTAGTAGGTTCTTCGATTGGTTCCACGTATGGTGGTGTCGGTAGTTTGGTCACATTTTTAGTAATCGTCTGTCCATCTACCTCAATCACAACTCGCTTACCTAAACCCGCTGTATTCTCCGTAGCCGTCTCGGCAATATGGTGCATTTTGTTAAATACCAGACGACTACAGTATGAAATAATATAGTCAAATATTATTTCTTCAAGCTAAATTAATTAACTTCGGGATCACTGCAAATCCCTCTATCCCATCAGCATTGAATGCATTTGGGAGTGCTTTTCTCATAATATTGTAAGCTCCATTGACGTCAGCATTGATTTTTCCAAATAATTTGGAGTTGAACATACCACGGGTAGCTCTGTATCCTTTATATTCTTCATGTTTCTCAATTTTTTTCCAAGTCGAGGAATGAACATTTAGATGTGTAGGATTCCTCCTGCAACCTAACTTCAATCCCAACCAGCTTACATTTATATGTTAACATTGAAATAAAAGTATCAAATGGAATCTGCACAAAATTCTGATTAGTTCTTTTTCCCAAATTTATCTCTTGTTTCCATCCTTTGTTCTTGCCAATAATAAGCAAGGAAACATCGTTGGAATCTAAATGATTAATAATTTTGGCACTAATCTTGTGCATATAATCTTTGATTTTTCTATTTCTTTTGTCTTGTAATTTCTGTAATTTTCTACTCCATTTTTTGTTATTTTTTGTTTCTAATTCAGCCTGAATTGTTGACTTCTTTTTGTTGAAATATTGATTTATTGACTTCAGTGGGTTGCCGTTGAAGATGAGGGGCGAAGCCCCGTCTTCAAATACCACCGTGGCGAGGTTGGATAATCCAATATCAATTGATGCCGTATTTGCCTCTGAGCGAAGCTCTTCCTCCACAACCTCATACACTATCTCAACCACGAAGTGGTTGGCTCTAGGTATGATTCTGGCTTGTTTTACATCACCCCATTCTTCAATATTCGTTGGTATTTTTAAAGTTGTCCCAGACAAAGAAATCACTCCATTTTTACCAAACTCCTTTTTAGAAATTGCCCCTTTTTCAAAAATAACAACCTGTTGTCCCTTTTCCGTATCCTTGTATTTAGGGATTTTGGGTGGTCCCGTGAAGCCAACTTTCGATTTATTGTATGATTTTATGGATGCAAAGAATGCACGGTAATTCTGGTCAACCAGTTTGATGACTTGGTTGCAGATTTTCTTCTTCAGACCACATTTTTCCCAAATTTCTTCCTTTTTGATTTCTTTGTATAGTGAAGAAAATCCAATATATTTTCCATTTTCGAAGAAATACTGACGAGCAATATATAAACAGGAATTATATAAGTTTTTGCTTTCAAAGCACAACTCATAAAGTTCTGGTGTTGGTTTTAAAATATGTTGCTCTACTAATTTCATATTATTCGTTTAAAAATTTTTCAATGTGTTCTTTTCTTTTTGCCTTTCTTTTCCCATACAACCTTGCGGAAAATGAATAAATGATTGAGATTAGATCTTGCATTAAATCCTGCTTATCATCATCGGTGAAGTTGACTACGTCAATTGAGATGTTGTTTTTGTTTAATAATGTTTCAATATAATTAAACCCAAATCTCGTTAAACGATCTTTATTTTCAACTACAATTACATCATAATCACTTCGATCTAAGATTTTCTGTAATGTTTTTCTGGTATCATTCATACCAGAACCAACCTCCTTGAATGATGCAATTACTTTATACCCCTTCGTTGATGCATATTGCTCAAGAAAAAGCTGTTGATCTTTCAGTGATTCTTTCCTATTATTGTTCGAAACTCTGGCATATATGATAGCTCTTTTAACCTCGGATCTATTTTCTTCATCAACTTTGACAAAAATTGAACCACTTGGTGAGGTGAAGGCATTTTCGATTTTCCCTTCCTTGAACCACTTCCATGCAGTTCTATAAACAATGGAATTGTTCTTCGCATACTGACTCAACTTGATGTTCATCATATTTAATTATCACATTGCTCCATATAAAACAATAAAAAACTACATTTATTTTAACTAGTTATGACACTCATCCAAATTCTGAATATAATGAGTATCTTTAAGATCAGCTGGATCATCAACAATCCCCGTGGTTGTCTCTCCATCAATCACAAATGGGGTCTTTGGTATACTATCCACCACAAATTCCTGACCATTCTTCATCCTGTTTCTCATCACCAGTGGTATACATACCAAGTTTACCGAGAACTCGCTTGAGGTCACTAAAATCAACAATGACAGTTCCAGTGGCATCGATGCCCACACACTCACGCCTGAATCGATCTCCCGATTCTTTGTGTGTTTCCTTTCCAGATGGGTCCGTTTCGTTTAGATCACTCCACCCAAACTCCTTACAACCAATTACTTCATTCAGAAGTTCTGGCGCATATGTCTTCACTATGGCGCGATACCGTTGACCTAGATCACCCCGAAACCCACAATCAAACCATCGAATATCAATCGCTTCTGGGAAATCCCAGATTGTATTATCATCGCGGTAGTAGTCGATCCGAGTTGATGCATCATACGTCTTAATAATATGGCACGTGGAGGTTCCTTTCAGATCCATCACGGCACTGGCTAAGATCGCACGGTGTAGCCCCTGATCATCTTCATCAAAGAAGAAATCCATGTTTGAAATACCACGGAAGAATCCAATCTCAGCACTCTGTAAGAAATTTCCAATTCGAGACACGCGCAGCCGCGAACCATTTTGGAGTGAAATTAAATTTCGGCGAGTATCTGATCGGTGGCGGATCGGTGGTTGCCCTAGAATCTTCTGTAAGGTGGCATCCACGGACATTCTAACGAGTTCTGGGCAATATGATACCACATTGGCATCATACCCCGCCTCAGTGATCATACGGTATACGATCACTATCTTCATCAACAGTGTTTTACCCACCTGTCTATTCGCAATTGTCAGTGAATTACCATCATACATTGCCTGTAGTGCCAATTTATGTTGGGGTGACAATGGCGTCGGTTCATCAATGAACGCCCATAAGTATTTCTCAGCAAACTCTATGATACTACCACACTTCAGGTGCTTGATATAAGCACTATCAAGAACTTCTTTGAGTGACTCATCCCCATAATATTTAAACTCTTTATAATCAGACATATAATATATTATACCCTATTTTCAGTTTGTCAAATAAAAAGGGGGACAATAATAACGCCGAAACTGAAACTATTACAATTATAGTTTTAAGTGGCGGTTTCACATAGTTAATTATAATATAAAAAGGCAATTTATCAACTTGACATTAACCACCATAACCATATATAATCCCATGGACACCACCGAATTAGATATATTCCTTCGAAACATGGTAGATACTACCAATGGCAAGCTCATTGACGCCCCAACTGGTATAGTCCACACGGGTGGTGGTCGGGTGTATTATGAGGTCGGGTGTGAAAAGGCATCATCCCCAAACAAACTCGCCTCATTAATCACTAAAAATATAGGCACCCGCCATCTATACTATCTTACAACATTTGGTGTGTCCTTCACGAAAAAGGACGGATATTCGGTCAGAGTCGGCTACCTAGAATATTAATTCTATAAACTAAACAAAAAAACGGGTCAACCAAATGACCCGTTTTTTTTGTTTAGTTGCTGTTTAGATGATTTCCTCAAAAACCCCATCTAGTCGAAGCATGTCGAAATTTAGTATGATCCGATCCACCTGTCCTGTAATCTTAATGGCAATCGTTGCCATTAGCGTTCCCTCCTGTTGGAGAGTAACATCACTAGATACGACAACATTATAATCTTCAATTGCGCCATTATCAAGAGCCACTTTGAGGTATCGCTCAATCGTATTCTTGAAACGTATACGGGTTTGGAAGTTATTCGGCTCAAATAAGAATGGCCGTAGTGCAACCGAAAGGTTCTTCTCCAGCCATATCATCAGGCGGCGTGCGGAGTTCTGTCGTAATTGGATAGTATCGTTCTTCAGTTGCGTTTGGTCTGCGAATCGGAGGAACCCGCTCGATGCGCGATCAAAAAATACTGAGTTTGCATGAATCTTCCAAAGTAGATCACGGTCACGTAACACGGGGTCACATGCGATATCAACTACATCTTTTACTACCCCACGTGCCACTCCTGCGGCAGACTGCCATGGTAAGGCCGTCTCCCCGAACAGACGAGCGACGACGGGTGACGAAGGCACCCACATCGGTTTGGATGTGTATAGGTTATTGACTTTATACCACTGGGCATCGATGGTCATTACCGAGGTATTAATCAGACGCGTTAGGTTTTTCATCGGCTGGTAAATATATGTAGCAAACAAATCTGGGGTGCGAGCCTTGGTGACTGGATTATAAACCTTGCAATCAATACCATTGATGAATATTTGTCGGAGGGGGTCGGCACAATGTAAATGTTGAATACCCCCATTATTAGGACGTGTAAACCTAGAAAAATTAACAAACTCATCGTTGATCTCAGACCACAGGCTTCGGAGTCGACCAGTTTCGGAGAACTCTGGAGTTGCTTTACCTAAATCAGCCTTAACATCGATATATGCCGTATCATCATAGATAAATGATTTCGTGGCTGGGGTTCCATCAAGCCACGAGTCGGGCTCTGTATTCACCGTCGCCCATATAGTCGCCAACCCAGCTTCCACAGATACGTCCAATGATACGCGATCTGGATTATCCACTCCACGAAGGGCCGTTCTTAATTTTTTGGGCAAGTTGCCGATATCGTATCCCTTCTGTTCAACCGTCTTAACAAACTGCGACACACCAAACATCGAGTCGGCGGTGGGGTCTGTGTCTGATGGTGGGGATGAGATGTCATCTTTAACGTCTGGACGCCAGAACTTGACGCCTCTACTCTTTTGGCCATTGGGGTTTACATATTCATCCGAGGCGATGTGGCTGTTCACGAGCACCTTGAGTCTGGCGGTTGGGGTTTGTTCGACTTTATCCTGAATGAAATCCGTTACCTTCGCGCCACCCTCAGTGATCGTGGTGTCCGAATTAGACACCGATCCAACATGATTCTCGACCACCACTGGTATTAATTGTCTTGATCCGTTTCTAGTGTCCTCGATCAATCGCCACATGGTGATGTTTACGTAGTTCGCATACTCCCCAGTCTCCCACGGGGAGTTGGTTGACGTCTCTGCCAATGAGTTTTGTGTATATGAAACCGACCCATTAGTTTCGCCGTTGGGGGTCACTAACTCAAAGTCAAATTTCTCTGGTGGAAGTCTTGACCATGTGCTTGCAACAGAACTTCCCGATAAACATGTTTTAATATCAGTCACACAGTTATGTGTGGTGGATGGATCTGCGCTTGAGTTATCCGTAGCGGTTACATAGTAACCACTACTCGCGTCTGGCGTGATAGTGCCAGAACTATCAAGAATAATCATCCCAACTTTACCAAACTCGGCCGCGTCATAACTCGAAAGTGACTTATCAAAGCTAGTATAGGAGTCAGACCAATTAATTTGACCACAAGCAACTTTTGCGTATCCTTCCTCATTTAGATTAACACGAATCGGCTCTCCAAACACATACCCGTCAGTATCCTTAACGTTATAAACCATCGGTTCGCTATATCCAGCAAGCCCCGACGTTATTTCATCGGCCATCTTTTTGTAGTCAGCACTGAGAACTACATCACCAGCCCTGAATCCAGCCATAAGTGCTGGGTCGGCTGCTAGGTTTGGCTGTGCCATGATCAGCGCCTTGGGGATGTCCCCCGATAATGTAACCGAGTATAATTCTTTGGTGGTGGTGGTATCCTTTATAGTCGGGAAAAGTAATGCCGAATATGTCTTACCCACCTCCCATCCGTCGTCCTTACCATATGGAAGTCGTGTGAACACCACGCTCGCGCCCGACTTAAGGACACGTTCGACCGCGTCATATGCATAAATTTGCTCTGGGCGGTTACCGTTCGGTTCACCGAAAATAGAGGTAAACTCGGAAATGTCATTCAAAAGATATGGTTCGTTATTTGTTCCCTCGGACGTGAAACCATTGACAAGGATATTATACCCCGTTGGTGCAGTCTGTTGGACGTCGTAACTCTCGTTAATTATAATTGCGGGAGAAATTGGCTTGCTCATATAGATAATTATCGATTTTCGCCCGATAAAATTTAATATGGGTCGTAGCTATAATTATTCCTATGAGCGATCTTTCAAACATCTATAATATCAGAAAGGCTGATAATAGCTATAAGCGTCACGGGTTTTCGAAACAACACCACCTACGCCCTATTAAAATTGGCCCAGAGCCTTATAATAGTCGGATCCTTCGGGGCATCTACTACATGACGTCAACTACCATTCCCGCCTTAAAACGTGAAGCTATCGACGTTAATTTTATCGGCGTGCCGCTTAAAACCCAAGGACAGCTCGAATTTGGGGGTGGGGAGACAACCATTGGATTCAAAACGGCAGGGGATTATCTAGGGCGAAATGCCATCGAGCAGTGGATGTTCGAGATGGGTAATCCTGTTACTGGTGGGGGGACATTCTGCACTGGCGATGATTCAACTATTCAGTATGCTCTTGTCAATGAACTCGGGAAAGTGGTTCGCGGTGTGGAGTTTCATAGTATTTTTCCTACTAATGTTGGTGACATTTCATACTCAAATGAAGAAGTTGGCGTGACTACATTTGACGTCTCATTCGCATATAACTACTGGCTACCACTCGATATTTCGAATATCGATCTTGGTGATGATCCAGATGCGCAGAACCCAACAAAGATTTACGACCAATACGAAAAACTGATTGACGAACGGGATACCAGTGATAATCCATGCGAGGTTTAATCACTGCGTAAAATAGGGGTGACGTCTGACACTTCAACCTCACTAGCACAAATACCCCATGGTAGTGGGGTATTTGTGCTAATAGAAAAAAATGCATCTTCAGTTCTATCCCTAACATACAGACTAAGGCACACACTTTCGTTTAGGTTTGCCCGTTTCCGATCTTCATGAATGTCTAACAGTGACATTCCGTTTAACAGTGTGAGCCACCCCGAGATTTCTTTTGTATGTTGGGCTTCAGACGTTGTGGGGTGTGACGTCCAATGACATTTCGTGTTAATATCTACATAGTATTCATAGAATTCGCCGTAGTCATGCACGTATTCAATCGTCGACCCCACCTCATTCATAATAAATCCGTCGTGATCCGAAGACCACCTAATTTTATCAATTGGTTGATATGTCTTAATATTCTTCCATTGTCCGTTCAGGACAATCTGTTTAAATGTTTCAAAATCTTTCATATTATATACGCACTCATTTGAGTGCTGGGATTAGGGTATTATGTCTTCACTAACATGTAAAGAAAAACTTCACGAATCATCTTCCTTAATGAAAAAATCAAAATTTGTCATGAAAAGGGCGGCGAGTGCTAGGAAAAGACCACGGCTGTCATTGCGATCAGAGACCATCTCATTCACCAATTCGTTAATACCGCCCACTCCTTTGGGGAAAAGGGACGCACCCATCTTGAATCTGTATTTGTCATAGATGGCCACATCATCAACCTCAAGATGATCTATGAACCATTGTTCCCATTCCGATGCGGTAATTTGTGCCACCGTCGTCCCATCGGGTTCTAGCCCTCGGGGTTCCTCCATGATATCATCTAGATTATTCATTGGTGGCAGTTGTAATGAATTGTATGAAAATATCGTTCACGTGCTTACATTTGGGGTTTTTGCATGTAAACTGACACATGCCGAGGTGAAATCTGGTGTTGGTGGTTTTCTTACAATATTGGCATTTGAAATCTGCTGATATATCCCACACCCGTTCGGCAACTAGCATCTTCATAGATTCTGTTTGTGCGTTTATCTTCTCCGTTTGGAGTTTGTTTTCTCTGGCGATCACCACACCAGCACCAAAGATCAATATTAACCATATTACGACCAACAATATCCCCACTTCGATTCCGACACCCAATAAGCTAGAACACACAACAACCATTAGCACACACAATGATGTGATAATGGTTGATTTATTAATTGATCCCATTACATTAATTAATGTCAATTCCCGTGGTGTCAATCAAAAAAGACCTAGATCCTGAATTGAGAATATGGATTCCCATTTTGTGATTGTGTCTGAAGAAAATCCATATTTACGATATGCTTTATTGAGCATATGACTGGGGGCTCGCTTACTATCCAGCTTTAACTGCATAAGAATTGCTTTAACTTCGATTGGTGGTAAAGGTCGAGCGTTGAGATCGATAACCTCAACGGCTTCTTGGATAGATTCCAATTGTTCCTGATTCAGTTTTTCCTTATCCTCCTCCCAGTTCTCCACTAATTTCTTTGCTTTGATTTCCCCGTATCTAAACAACCCCCTGATGTTATCAGAAGTATCGCCCTTAATGGATTTAAATAAAACAAAATTCTCAAGTGATACTGGGACGTGCTCCTCGAAATTGGACTTGGTGATAATATCACGTTTTGCGGGATTATATACACAGGTAGTATCATCGATACATTGTAAAAAATCCTGATCAACTGACACGATCATCGTATCACCATCAAGGTATGTCTTGAGATAGTTAACAATATCGTCACCCTCCGACGAATACGGGAACACCGTCTTGATTCCCATCGAATCGCATAATTTCTTAATATGAATACAGATATCATGAACACGGATCTTGCTTTCGCGGGAAGAATCTCGGTTCTGTTTATAAATAGGAATCACAGTATTTCTCCAATTACTGGAAGTTTTGTCCAACTTCCTGTCCCATACAATAAAGATCGTGGTGTCATGCTCATAATAATCCTTACTAATGTGATATAGATCATTAAAGAAACTTCGGATCACAGTCCTGTCAATACCATCAACGATGTCATTCGGCTTATGATTTTTCTTTGCGTATGAGTCTGTTCTGGCCACGGCTCGATATAGGATATTGTTTCCGTCTATAATGATATTTTTCATAGTTTGTGTTTGTTATTATTTATATACTCGTCCTCTTGGATGGATACAACCTGAGCCCAACACTCACCACACACCAAATCATACTCACCTTCTTTAAATTCCGATGAGAATGACCGCTGTTCTAATTGGTGTTTTTCACCACAACACTCACATGTTGTGTGTAGTTCGGGTTCCATGGATTAATGGTATCATCGAGTATGCTTTTGTCAATATTTATTCATCATCAAAACACACATCACAGCCAGCACCGCTATTATATGATGGTGATAGTGGTGATTCTGATGACCGAGTAAACCGTTTTCTGGCCTCTTCGGGTGTTATGTTTTCGTGCATTATGTCGTCAATAAGGTTTTGAAAATCATCGTCCGTGGTGTTACAATCAGCTATTAATCCGAACAGGGTTGGGTCAAAAAACATAATAAGTGATATTAATTTGTCTAATTTAGGTAATAAGGAGTCATTCACCATCTTTGCTAAAACTGGGGTTGCCTGTGCCATGGCATTTCCCGCCTTCCTAACGTCGTCATTCGTGGGTAATAGTGTCATTGGAGCCATTCCAAACGAATGTGAGTGTGCTGAAACGATCGATGCTGGTCCAGCGACCGTGGTTGAAACCAGATTCTGGGCTGGTATTGTTACAGAACCCTTCCCGCCTACGACTGGTAAGGTCTGTGATGGTAGAAATGAATTAGAAATGTGTATATTCGGGATGGCGTATCCATTGCTGACGGTCGTCTCTGTTCGATGGTATTCTTTGACAGCCGTTATGTGCTGGCATGTGATTGGACCCTCGACGTGCATCCCGCCCTTTATCGTTAAATTTCCAGAGACCCCAACCGTTCCATCGAGTGCGATATTCCTGTATGTTTTGCCGCTCTTCGTAGTGGTATTCCCCGAGATCGTAACAGTATCAGCCGATATATGTAGGTGCTTGCCTCCGTGAAGTTTTATAGAATTTTTACTGGAAATATTAATCTGGTCACCGAATAGAGCCGTTAGTCTGCCCTGAAGCGTGAGTGGCCCTAATGTCTGTAGTGTCGCTCCATTAGACCCAACGGCCACCTGCCACTTGTTAGCGGCTTTCATGAAGTAGTCACCGCCCCCAATTGACGGGACGGGTGTCGATTCTAAATGTGGCACGGGCTCCATCACAACGGACGTTGTTTCCCCACTGGATGAAGCTTGAACTCCCGACATGGCCAGACCCCCTTTTGGGTCGAGTTTAATGGAGGTCAAATCATTCATAACACCCCCAATTAATACGGTTTTTGATTTAGTCACATATTCAATATCAACCCCACCTTCACCCAAATTAGTCTCCGCCTCATTAATTTTGGGGGAAGCCATTGCCAACGTGCTGGGAATCGATGCTCTGGATTGATCTGGCATATAGTCACCGCCCAAAGATGATGGACTTGACCCTGTCCCGTCGCAGGTTGAACATGTTTCGGTGTTTTGTGTTTTTACATCCTGATCCGTCACAGCTCCGTTTAGACTTTCCGTCGTTGAAGATCCTGCTGAAGCCGTGGCTGGTAAGAACGTGGCTGGCTTATTAGAAGTGGTCGGGGTGCCCGCCCCTTTACACACAGGGCATTTGGCGGGGGTTCCGACTTTTGTTTGTAATGGGGAACCGTCCTCTTCGTGGGGTTGATCACATCGCTGGACACCGAATGTTCCTAATCGTTCACTCAGTGGTTTCAATATGGTCTTCAATTCTTCGGTATACCTCTGTGCGGCTGACACATCTCCACAAAATCGGGTATGGTTGCCCATCATTATCTGCTCCGTGTCCCCCCCTGCATAACTAGTGTGGTTGCCCTCGACCGTAGCCCATTTATCACCCAATGCCAAACTGCTATAGTCCAACGGGGAGAATATGGACGTCCCGCCTTTGTGCATTAGTATCGAACTGCCAGTAGCCGATGCTAAGTTGACGGATTGGTTCCCACTTGATCCATTAATTTCCAATGACCCCCCACGCGTGTTTATGACGGACTTCTCGCCGATGGTCTCTGGGGAACCGTCGGGTAAATCAGCAGCATTATACACGCTAGAGTAATCACCCGCCGACGGGTTTAGTGCAAGTGCAACGGGGGCGTGTGGGCTACCACCCTCAAACATCGTCCACACCGAGGCACCGTTATTGGGAATCGTGAATGACCCCTTAGCCGAATTCGAATAGCTGTCCGTTCCATATGCGGTGGAAAACGGACTCGCAGATGATGCGAGTGGTATGTCGGTGTAGTCCAATCCAGCTGAAACATAAGCGGATACTTTCTTCTTATCATCCACCGACACATCACTCAACACATCATCCCACAACTTTGTTCGCCCCTGTTCTAATGTGGTGATATTATCACGCTGGTCTGGCATCTGTGGGGTGCGGGACGCTAGTCGCCGAGCCTCAAATAAAGCTTTACCGTTCTTAATGATATCTTCTGCCGCAGACTCACTACCGACCGATATGAGAAGTGCTTTATCACTAACCTCTTCTGGGTGCAGACCCACCCCCACGCTGGTGAATCGATCCTTGATCGCGGTTCCCTTCATTCGTTGCAGGGCGGGAATAATGTGGTCTAGCGCAAATTGTCGCTCCGAGGTGCTAACCCCATTCCACTTGTGCTCGGCCCCCTGTGCTGATTTGGTATGGGGTGGTAAAAAGAAAGCATTTGGAATTTTACCCAAAGTCCCCATTAATATGGCGGCATATTCAGCCGCATGATCCCTGATGGCATTCATAGCGGGTGTGTCATTATCAAATGGTTCCGTGTGGTAGAACCCCTTCATACCACCCCCATTCGATGTTGTGGTTCGGATTGGATTTGATGAAATATGTGAGGATTTTGTGTTCGGTGCATACCGTCGGAAAAAGGCCGAGGTCGCATTTACCCACTCCATAGCTAGATTACGGTCGGTTGGGGATATATTGTCAGGAACAACGATCAATATCCCAGCACTACCACCAGCATCATTAAAATCTAATGATATAGGCGTTCCTAATTTTCTACAACCATCACCACCACCCAAATCATCACGCGATACTGATTTAACTGGAACCACTGTGGTTTGTAGATAAGACGCGCTGGCCTTCTGTGTGGTTATCGCTCGCGGTTGATTGGGTGATGACTCACCCTGCACATAGCGTGTGGTAGACGTAGTCTGTTGGACAGACGTGGATGTAGTCCGTCTCGTATTCTTATGATATAAGCTACCCCCTTTCTTCAAAGTTCCCCAATATTTAGAAACCCCATTACCATTTCCATCCGATATTCTTTTTTCGGAAGCCAGTCGTTTTGCTATAATCTGTATGGCATATCTGGTGTTTTTAGCAGGATCAAATAGCTGTTCGTCGGTAAACTTCGTATCACTTATCCCATTGTTTGTCGCATCACTGGCCGATAGCTGGAATAATCCGAGAGACAATTCCGAGTCGGTGCCGTGGCGACCCTTGGCGCGGCCATCCTTGCCGATGATTTTATTCCCGCTCGGATCCAACTGAAAGTCCCCTTCGTTGTTAGTCTCAAACCCCGACTCCACTTGACATAATTCCACCAAAAAATCAGCCCAACTCTCCGCAGACCCATCAATACCGTAAGTGGCACCATCAACTGGCGTAACCCCAGAAAGCTGAGAACCACTGACCGCTTTGATAGCGAACCGTCTCAATGCCTCGGGGTCAATTACGGGGTTCCCTTTTTTATTTTTACCGATGACTGGTAATCTCCCAGAAAAGTTCAGCAAGTCACCATCACCGTTCGTGCCACGGGGTGATTGAGCTTCATTCGTTAACATATCAACCCCACCTGATCCGCCCGACCCGAACATTGATTGTCCCACCGAACTCCAAGGGAGTGATTCCTTAAACCATGCTAGATTTTTGGGGGATAAACCAATAATTGCGCTTTCGGTTGGCTCGGAATATGGATCATCCGCAGTTCCAGTTCCATGCACCTGTGGGACCCATATCTTAACTCTACCGCTCTTAGTCGGGTCACTGTTATCGATGATGACCCCCTTGTATAACCCATAGTGCTTTTCACTCATGGGAGTAATTATGACGTAATATTAGTTTATCAAGTTTATTCTAGTGGTGGTGGGTAACTACCTACGTTTACTGCGGTGTTGTTACTCGGGCTGTGTAGAACTCGCCCGAGTATGTCAACGGCTACATCTGCGCCATTGACGTGTATCGTCCGTATCCCAATATCAAATGAGTATTCGTGGCGGAGTGGGTATATGACGTTATTCAGAAGAAGCAATTCGCCATAATGTCTAACTAAGGATGCCATATATGTCTTTCGGTTATCCAGAATATGCATAAATCCAAGAACGTCGTTGGCAAAGTCAAACATATGTGCCAGTGCTTCATCCGTAATCTGATACATTTTCCCATATGCACAGCGAGGCATCATTCTCATCATAAAATATTCGAATTTTTTAGCCTCTTCGTGTAATCCAATCATATATTCTGGTATAATACGAACCATTGATTGTTTATTCAACATTGTGCTCAATCCAGTTGAATCCATAACGTCCTGCATAACCCCGTCCACCAATTCGATCGCCCTGTTCGGGATATTTAAATTATATAGTGTGTCGCCTAGAGTGTCGGGTATATTGACTAATGCTGGTAGGAACGACAGCTCATCCAAAATAGCAGAATTCACATCAGGGGGTAACACCTTTCTGATAGTAGATGCATATGCCCTCTTTAGACCAGCGGACATCTCCCCCAGTGTTGGGGTTTTGTTTGGATCCATGATCCCATCGATATTTGCTGCGATGTCCACTAATTCATCGGCAAGCTCCGTCATCTCACTTATAAGTGCGGTGAATTCCGATGACCCACCAAACAAATCTTTAACTAGTGATACTAATTCTGAGCTACTGCCAGTCGTTTCGCCGTGCAACTGTTTCACATAGTCAGCTTTCTCCTCGGGAGTGGCAACCCACTGATGCAGTGCATGTAATTCATCGATCATTGTTGTCGTGGTCAGCCCATCGTTCGATGGGAGCATAGCTGCTACCACCTCCTGTCCGACCACTTTACTATTTTCCCCCATGATACTATTTATTGGGGATCGTTGTAATTACTTACATGTTTGTTATTGAATTTATCATCCTTATACTCAGTTCACTCGGCCTTATTAATATTTTAGTATATTCCCTCCTAATGGAGGGATATAGGTCCCTTATTATAAACATATTTACCCGATTTGGTATCGGGGAGTGGGGTGAATACCTAGTTAATTGTCCATCGTGCTCTGGTGTGTGGGTTGGTATAGTGCTGACGATTATATATATCAATGGATTTATCATATGGACACTACCACTAAGCATAAGTTTCCTCGGACTGTTAGGCCAGCTCTATTTTTTCCCAATGGAGTAATTATCTATCAGATATTGTGTTCGGGATAATACTTGGTCTTTTGTGGCGATTGGCATTTTCAGTGGATCACACCCGAACTTGGAGCTAAAGTGTTCAGCCCCACTTCGCATCGCATCCGCCCACTTCGCGTCATGACGGATCACTGATTCGAGAAAACCATTGTCAATATTCCTAATATATTGACGGGAATCGGCGATATCAACGAACCACCCCCAGTGATTTGCCAAACCCTTGGTAGATTGTGTCTGGTAGTAGTCTATATGCTCCCAACAATTTTGATACCCCTCATCATGATATCCAACCGCCTTGATTATATTACGATGTATATACGAGAAAGCGGCCACACGATTTTGAGTAAAAACTACCCCATTAGTATCCCCAACACTTATACTGTTTTTCACTTTCGGCATTCCATCCGTTTCGAAGTTGGCGATACCACTCCATGCATGACATAGAGTGCCCCAAATACCAAACTCCGAGGCCGTCTGTATATAAGCATCAAACACATCACCGTCAGTGATGGATACATCATCCTCCTGAAGAAAAATGTGATCATATCCTTCACTAAACATCCGCTCCATTAATCGATTTTTTGCAAACCCAATGGTTGCACGAGCATCGTATGGTAAGACTTCCACTAGATCGGTCGTTGTTGCGTATTTTTTACCAATTGGGGATGAATCAAACACAAACACTTTATCAATATCCCCGAACGGGGTGGTGTCGATAATCTCGTCATAAAACCCCTCCCTCATGCACGTAATGATACCCAGCGCCTTTTTGTTACCTATTTTCATTTTCTAATTGTTGACATTCCACCCTCTTTAACAACGGTTAAAGTATGGGAATTTTCGATATTAAGTTCTGTTCGGTGCGTGATGATATATGCACTCTCCTGATATGATCCAAGGCGTTCTTCCAAAATTTCCGCCATCACGCCAAGTCCTTTAGCGTCAATTGATACATCAAACCACTCATCATAAATCGATATATTCGTTGTGATTTGATTTTGAATTCGCAGAATATCCTTGAACGTGAACGCGAGTGCTGTATTGAGACGAACTCGCTCGCCCCCCGATAGCCCACCCACTGGAATTTCATTACCACCTAATGACGTCATCACACAATCAAACGCAGAATCAAACTCAAGCCTACATGGTGTCTCCAGACGTGCCAAATACATATTTACCGTAGTATTGAATAGACTCACGATCCTACCCAAGATGACCTCTCTTATACCATTCTCACCAAACAGTGTTTTCATATGATTCAGGTGTTCGAGTTTGACCACATTCTCGCTAAACTCAGTTTCAATCTTTTCGAGATCAGCTTTAGATGAGTTTGCATCCTGTTCGAGATCAGCTAAAATAGTTTTAGTCCCATCGGCCACTCGTGTTGCATCCAGACGAGTGATAGTGTTCAGCAGTTCAACTTCCTCACGCTTGGATTCTTCCCATTGTCTGATTTCAGTATCATTCATGGATACCTTCGAATACAACTGCTTACGTTTATCACTAACCGTTGCGTCCGCATCGTCCAACACGCTCTTACTCTCGTTAATTTTGGTGTATTCATCGCGAAGGTCGGCTAGTTTAACTTCCTGTGCTCGTATCGCGTCCTCCTCGACCTCGATACGAGCATCAAATAATGGTTTAAAGTCTTCCAGTTGCTTGATATCATCACGCAATCCTTCGATCTTCACATCACAAAGTTTAATATAATCACGATGATCCATAATAGTAGCCGTGATCCCATCACGGCATTCCTCATCCATGTCCCGCTTACAGGTTGGGCAGATTTTTGCCGACTCCGCTGATATTATAGACCGTTCGATGCGACTGATTTCGGATTCCTCCCTATCAATAGAACCCTGTATGGTTCCGATGTCCCTGAAAATTCCCTTCGATTCAAATTTAATTTTACTGATGTTATCCTTGTGTTTTGTGACAACGTCCTTAATGGAGGACGCCTTATCCTTCAAGGTGTCCTGACTGGCGAGAATCGTTCTTCGCTTAGTAGTTATCGCGTCGACCACCGCATCTAATTTAGCACTCTCATCCGCCATATCAATTTTTTTGGGCTCTGGTAGGATTACGAATCCATCATAGTTAGATTGTGCCGTCTCTAGTCGCGCTTTATGTAATTCCTCTTCTTCAGCTATCTTTAGCTTTGCGCGGCTGATATTACTATCCGTCGTCTCGATCAGTTGCTTGAACACGGATACCTTCCCGTTGAGAACCTCGGTGTCCTTATTCATCTTATTGAAGTCATCGCGCACCATCTTCTGCGCTTCTTTGATATATGTGAGATCAAAGACTCCTCCGATGAATTTCTCCCGTTCGACCTTCGACATTGTTAGAAACGAATTGGATGTGTGGATGTCTAAAGCAAATGATTGTTTGAAAACTTCCATTTTGATTCCGCCGAGGAACCGTTCGACTAGATCATCTTGTGTTGACTTGGAATGTGCCTGACTGACGTCTTCTCCATCAACCACTACCTTTAATTTTGATGGGTTGATGGATCGAGTTACGACTACCTTATGCGTGACACTACCACTTACTAGTGAAAATGACAACTGAACTACACATTTCTTCTTTCCCGCTCCTCGGTTATATGGAATATCTGCCTGTGTGAATCCGTCTCTGGTCACTTTACCATAAAGTGCGAATAACACGCCATCTGTGAAGATAACCGACTTGCCGCACCCGTTTTTTTGTCCCTCTTGGGACACGGATTCATTTTCACCCTTAACAAATGTAATACCACTCATGAAATCATGCTCAACGAGTTCCCCCGTTGACATGAAATAGGATAATGAGATTTTTTCCAGTTCAATACGCTTCATGGTGTGATGATACCACGAAGTTCACATTTGTCAATATTATGTTTTGGCTCTATTAGCCGCCGAGCGCCATTGGTGGATCATTGATCGTTGGATAGTCGCCTTCTGGACACTCGGTGTGTTGATATTTTTTTTGGAAGTCGAATATACCCCCATCTCATTCAACTCAAGGCATGTCGTTAGCCCCGATGGGGTCATTAACCGTGTGGTGATGAATGGAACTGTCCCCGCACCAGCGAACATTTCGGTTAGAAATAGGAAATCGGGGGATACATATACCATATCTGGCTCCGTGAAGTGCAGTAGGTCATATGTCGCGTGCTGTTCGGCGATCATCTTGGAATGTGTTGTATTCAGTGGGCTTTCGTGCGGAACTGGGACTACCTTGTATTCGCCTTCCCAGTGAAGCGGGATAAGTTTCTCAACATCAGCATCAATACTAGACCAATCAATAACAATTAGCTCAACTTTAGCTGGATAAAGCGATGCTTGTGCATTAATAGAATCCAGAAATTCGGCGAAATACTGGAACCCTTCAGGCGATTGCATTTTTTCATAGGACGTCTGGATTTTTTTGCCACTTGCATTGATCTGCGCATCACACTCCTCCATCATCTTAATCTCCCCGATCAACACACTGTCAGGTGAGCTATAATATACGAGCGATAAGTCTTTAATCGATACGATAATGCTAATTGGGGTGGATGCGGTCACTTCACACTCAATTGGTTGTGGTGTAGTGTTTACTGCTTTTTTTACTGCTTTTTTTGGTGTTTTCTTTTTACCTGTCATACCGTTATTTAAAGTTAGTTTTATAGAAGTCAACTGTTTTCTTGATTCCTTCATAGAATGGAGTCATATCCCGAATAATGGTCGGTTTTAGTTTATAACAGAAGTCGTGACCGTTCCTATCAGGAACAAAGTCCATCGACACTGGAGTATCTATTTCTTTCATAATGAGTTCTGCCACGCGAATGTTATTCATAAGTCCGTCTGGGTTGGTAATATGATTGACTCGGTCACCAAACTCAGCATCAAGGACAATATCACTCAAAATACCAACAGTATCCTCAACAAAAGTCCATTCCCTAAGATTGGCCCCACTACCATAAATATGGGCTGGTTCGCCGTGAATACTACGAGAAATAACATTTGGGATAAATTTACTTGGGTGTTGATATTTTCCATACTGGTTAGATAATACAACATACACCACCTTCATGTCAAGCGTATTCTCCATTGATTGGAGAAATAGTGTTTGAGCCGCTTTTGACGCGCTATATGGGTTCCTCGGTTGGATCGGTGAATCCACATTAAATGCTGGGGATAATGCGCTTGGTAAATCACCATATTCCTCGTCTGTTCTTATCTGGATAAATCGGTCGATATTTTCTGCACCGAGTATATTAATTAGATTTGGGACGAGGCTACAATTAGCAATGAATACCTCGGTTGGGTGTGTGATTGATGTGTCGACGTGACTTTCTGATGCAAAATTTAATACAGTAACATTGCGTGGTTGTGATTTTAGTGACGTCGATAAATTATTAATATCCTTTGTTATGACGGAAGTTGGTATATCACTGGAAATCTCAAGGGCGAGCGCATCCGACTCTTCTAAATTCCATTCACATAATTCATTTGAATCAATAAGTATAATTTCATTAAAAACTGACTTATATGAGGTGACCGTATCTCGCACCACTCCCATAAAATTGGTTCCTATGAACCCGCGCCATCCAGTGACTACTAAAGTATTATTCATACACAGATAATAGCACGAATATACTCTTTTGTCAAATGCATTTGACAAAAGCTAAAAATTATGATAATATCATGCATATGAGTGACGAACAGATGACTTTTACGCAAAAAATGGAGTTTTATCATAAAGACATGGAAAAGGACTGTGAGGTTGATTCCATAACCTTAATGGATAAACTGGAAGATCACCCGAAAGTGATGAACAAATGGTTGCGATATTTGTATGACGGTAGGGTGATGTTGGATCTATTAGAGCGGAGGCGGGGTGACGTGTTTGATGAATGCAAACTGGAATTAGAAACTGGTGATGATCCAAGATATCAAAACATGTCAAATGCCTCAATGAAACGGAAAATTGAATCTTTCTCAAAAATTAAACAGCTCGATAAGGCAATTAAACAGCAAACTCTCCTTTGTGAACAGCTGGTTGAATATGTCGGGATGGCAAAATATACCATTCTTCAGTGTTGTCAATCAATTATCGAAGTGCGGAAACTCGAAGAAATGTAATGTTTATCTTGCTATTAGCGAGATTCGTGCTAATATAATAACATGAGTAGTTTTTGGGTTAACATTACAGCTAAAGATGGGAAGGGGGTTATCACCTCTTCTCATTTTGATGCGATAAGGGAGTATCATTCATGTGAAAACCCAAAAATCAAATACGCATCACCTTGGGCAAAACGACATATACCAAACCGTGTGTATTTTATTGGAACGGATGGGGTATTCGAGGTTGGACTCTTGGAGTCTATTTTTGGGTTCTGTAAAAAAATTAATGAGGAAATTGATTCGGATGGTTCATTCGTGGTCGATCATCTCGCAGATAGCCTCAATGAACCAGCATTCCCTCTCAAAGCTGGGTTTCAGTTACATCAGTTTGATGGTTTCGAATATCGTGACGTGCAGGAAGAGTCTATACTACATGCGATTAAACGGGGGCGGGGTATTATTGATGTGGGGACCGCTGGGGGTAAGGGTTTAGTATTTGCGTCCATTATTAGAACGCTATTAACCTATAACCCACACATGACATTTGCACTTATAGTTCCGACACATCTCGTGAGTAAGACACTGACCGAGATGATAAACGAATATGGCTTTGACGCAGACACCGAAATCACAGCATGGTCAGGGAAGATAAAGCCAGACTTCAAAAAGCCGATCGTGGTGGTGGGACAACATATTGCCAGTAAACGCGAAGATGAATTCCTCGAACATGTAGGCGGGCGGGGGGTGTGTATCATCGATGAGTGCCACATCCTCAAATATGATGGTATCATAACCGAGCGTGTCCGCAAAGTAAAGACCCCTAATATCATTGGTCTTACGGGCTCCATCCCCAAAGAACCGCATAATAAAATGACCATGGTTGGTATAATCGGCAAAGTGGTAAATAAGGTAACTTCACGCGAACTAAAAAACAGGGGGTTCAAGGCCGATTCTAGAATTGTTGGGGTATGTATTGATGGGGGTAAATTCATCAATGGCGGGGTAGATGCACTCCAAGCATATCAATTTGAGCGGGAATTTCTGCTCACCAATAAAACGAGAAATTCATTCATCAAGAACTTTATTTTGGCGGCGTGTAAAGAAAATGTATTAATCCCCATTGATCTGGACTATCATGAAGAAATTCTAATCGATACTTTCAAGGACTGTGGGCGGGAAATCATCGTGATTAATGGAAAAACACCCGACTCGGAGAGATCTCTTATATATGATAGCCTTGAGCATAAAAATGGAGTAATCCTTATTGTAAAAACTGGCATCATGCGAGAAGGTATCTCTATCAATAACCTGAGCTATCTTATCGGTTATTTCATCGGTAAGAGTTTCGTGCGGGTCGTCCAGCTGTTGGGTCGTATTGAGCGGCATGGCGGGAACGCGGAGCCTGTTTTCTATGATTTTTTCGATACATCACCCTTCAGCAAAAAACAGTTTGCATCAAGACTAGAAATCTACCGTGGTGAAGATCTTCGGGTGAAACAAATTGAACACAAATTAGCTCACCCCTATGCAGAAAGTGAGCTATTTGACGTCTCTAAAGATGATGATTAGAGTTCGTTTACGTATTCATCAAGGAATGATGCTACTTCAGCGATACCTTCCTTGGATTTGATCGTGGATAAATCTTCAAGATCACCTTTATCAAACTGAATATCATTCACCATAATGGTATCTTCCCAATCATAGTGATAGCTATTGATCAGGCGATCCAGCTCATCTTTTCTAAAAGCAATATTCACATCCGAAGACGGGATGTGCTCGTCACGAACAATGCGAAGTTCGGCATCGATCAGTTCAGACTCTTGATCGTAATCTGTCTGAATCACAACACCAACATCACACGTGAGGATGGCATGTTCAATTAAGTCGAATATTTCATCATGAGATTCCCTGTTTGCGACCTCCGAATATTTATTAACAAATACCTTCCCGATAGCTGTGTTTGTATCAAACACCACCTCTGCCAATTCTCCTGCGGAAGATCCCGTCATATCCATGGCATCCATGATATAATCAACGGAACGTTGAGATAGTTTGTTAATAATCTTAGTGGCAATGTCAGTATCGATAGGTGTTAAATTGACATCGGAATCATCATCGGTTGCATCGACAAGATCACTAATCTCAACAATTGCACGGTCTTTAACATCATCAAGCACGTCATAACCAACCACATAACTAACATTACCATATGCATCCGTATCGGTTCCCCTGAAATCGCCGAATCCATCACTACGCTGCATCCATAGATTGAATCCTTCTTCGATGCCGTGCTCAGATTCCAGCTTATCGCGTTCCGTAACCATGTATGGTCGTTCCTTTTCTAGATCTTTCATCATTTCAAGATCCAGATCACCAATACTAAAGTTACCCTCTGGGGCATAACCACCGCCACGAACTTCGGAAACAAGATACTCTCCATCGTCACCTCTGTATTTAAGGAGATCAACGATGTATCGATGATACTTCTTGGCTGGCTTTTTATTGGCGCGACCTTTCATCTCTCCAAGGAATTTATAGTCGTCACCAAATTCATCATCCAGATCATTCTTGGTAGATCGGAGAATGAAGGTTAGGAAGGGTTTTGAGGTCACTTTTTTGGTTTTTCGGTCAGTTGACACCTTTCTAAGTGATAAAATTGTGTCTTCCTCTCGGTATTCAGCTGAGTTACCACAGTGCCCCATAGCACCGCCCTCAAGGGCACACCGTGGGCGTTTGAGGTCAAACCACTTGTATCCATTACCAAAATCAATAAGCTCTTCTATGGTGCCTTCCTGAAGCTCATCTGTGATATCGATCAATTGTGAATCATCGGAACGGTTCATTTGCCAGTTACCTTCCCAGTCTGTGAATTTATCATTCACTTTTCCGAAGTCCTGCTCGTCAAATACAAAATTCTGAATCCGTTTCACCTCAGTCATTGCGAAGAAGTGACTCATTGTTTTGAAAATGTGATTGGTCTGTGTAAAATCACTCGCTACATACGGGAATCGCTTAACATACTTATCAAAGCGACTGGCTGATTTTTCATCAAGCTCGTCCGTCAACCGAGAGTATGCATCTGCTTTATGATACCGTAACATCCAGATGATGCGGTCATCTTTCTTGAATGTGGTGATTACTTCTCTGACTATTTCTGAATAATCTGAGTCGAACTCATCGAACATAACAGCATACCGATCAACCCTACCCTCAATGAGGAAATCATAATCCACATAAAAATCTTTGAAAGCTTCCATGCTACTAATTATCAACCAACGGTCACAATCGGAGTCACTCCTAAACTTAGTCTGATTTTCCCAACCAAAACCTCCCGTAAGTGTTGAGCTTCCGCCAATGGAACCAAGAGTCCGTCGTGGATACTGATTAGTTTGAATTCATCGACCATCTCGGTAATAATCTTGCTCTCCGCTCGCTGATACATAATATGCGCCTTGGACCCGATATCGAGTATGTGTTCGTGTAGAATTGGGTATTCCGATGACATGTAGTCAATCATCTTACCAATGTGTGTGTGTTCGAATTTTATCTTTGAGTCGACGAGTCCCTCAGTCACTCCACCCAAATATAACATCCAAGCCTTTTTCGCGGCTTTTCTGGTCAACCCAAACTGCTCATATCCAGTTCCGTTTTCAATATGAGTAGATAACCTCTTTTTTTCATCCCCATCCGTCATAAGATCAATAATAAAAGTCATTGAGGATGATTTGATATCAATTTCCGTCGAAGTCACACCATCCATTACAATAAAATTACGTAAAACTGATGGCATTTGATTAATCTTATTAAACATCCGCCCTACATTAGGAGAAACTTTAGAGTCGGACCCCTTGAAATTAAAACTTTCTAATTGATCACGCATCATCAATCTCACCATATATGACCACTTCCGTTCAATACCAAGTGTTTCTAATGCTTGTAGGGCACCACTCATATCCAAAATAACACATTTTGTGTCATACAGGCCACCACGCTCAACACACTCTTGCTTGTAGCGACGTCGCATTGTAGCCGAAAGCCTATCATAAACAGACGTTAGTGTGAAATTGTGTGCGTCGTAGTAATTGTCCTCCAACCGATATGCCCTACAGTATGACAAGCCCTCTTCGGAACACCATGTGGGCTTACCCGTTGCCGTATTGTTCATTGGTAACACAATACCACACTCAATGAGAGCATCCCTAATTGGAATAAATAAATCTGTCCCAAATGTTGATCTACCACTCAATGTCGATATGGCACACCATTTATATAAAAACGGTGAAGATCCCATGTGTTCGTGGTGTGCTCTATATGAAAATAACGTCGTAATGAAGTCTGAGGTCATGTTCTTGACGTGCCTACTACATTCTGGGTATGGTGTCCCCCTGATAACCAATCGATGCTCCATGACCCAAGACAGGTCAGACCCACATGCTACTGTGAGTGTCTTTTCTGTCTTGAGTTGTTTGAGAGTAATGTTCATGTGAGATCAATAATATCAGAAGTAATTATAAAAGTCAACTATTTATTTATCTCGATGTG